TAGCCGTTAGCCATTACCCCTACGTCCTGACACAGGTCTGCGTACGCAGCCATGCGCGAGCACACGTCTCCCCCGCCGGCAGCAGCTCGGGCACGCGAACGAACGTCCTCGACCACCAGGGGCCACACCCCCACGCGGCTCACGCTGCCTCGATGTGACGGGACTGCCGAGCGGCGCTCGGGGGAACGAGCCACAGCCCGCTAGACAGAGGGACAGGCCCGTAACCCGCCCTCCACACGACCCAATACACCCAACGTCGGCACGGCCAGATTCCCCGCTTCTCGACGCTCACGACCTTGCCCGCGTTGCCTGCCTCGCGGAAGTGCGAGACCCAGTCACCCGGTATGAATTCAGGCTGTCTCATGTCATCCCCCTTTAAGCGAACTTCTCGGTACGCCAGTCCCAACCCCACGTAGTGGAGAAGTGGGCAGCGCATGAAATCGGGTCAACGACCCACCCCGAACCAACCATCCGGTGAGGGTTAAGGCACTTCCACACCATGTGATCGAGGGTCCTACCGGTCAGCGTCTCGCCCGGAATGGGCTCCGCCGTCTCCGCGTCCCACGCGCCGTACTCCTCGGTCAGATCCTCGCTCTTGAGGACGACCCGGAACCCGCTCTCACTCGCGCACCAATAGACGTAAACGCGCAAGTCGAGCGGTTCCCTGATAACGCCCACCGCAACATGCGTCGCGATGTCTTCTGCTACAGGCATTGCGCCTCCCTAATCGACCGAGCAAGGGGCGCGGGAAGGTATCCCGTCTCACCGCACCCCAAACTCAGCCGACTACTGGCGGGCGTTGTTCAGTGCCTCCACCGCTTTGTCCTGAACATCCTTGGGCAGGCAGCCCGCGTGACGCCGTGCGCGCCGCATGTGGCTGTAGAACATGACGCCTTCCCAGTCCCCGTCTTGCTGGCACCCCAAGAGGCAACGCACCTTCCAATGCGTGTCACTTCCGGGGTAGGGGGCGAGAGGCTGCCAGCCCAGCTCACGAATGCGAGCGAGGGCCTTTTCAGCGCTCGCAATGTTGCGCTTGCTCATCCCCGTCTTCAATACGGGGTCGAGGTCCGGGAGTTCCGGGGTTTCCTCAGTCATTGCGTGTGGCCTTTCGTTAGATGTCGTCTGCGTGGCGCCGTGCGTGAATGAGGTCAACGCCCCCGTCTGGACAGTTGAGGCAGGGTATGACGTTCTCCCGCCTCCACTGCTCTACGGTGACCAGGACCAATCCGCCGCACCCTCCACAGCTCATATGCAACATGCGCATTCCTTTCTAGGGACAGAGCAAAGGGCGCGAGGACGTATCCCATTTCCGCGCGCCCCAAACTCAGTGCCTAGTGTGGATCTGGCGCGTACGCGCCTTCAGCTCCTCGGCCGCCTCACGCTCTATGAGGAGGTCCAGTTCCGTAGGGAACTCCACCTCCTCCTCTGGGCCGTAGCCCATGGCCTCGCGCATGTAGACAGCCCACATCCCCTTTGCGTGGTCGTAGGCGTGCTGCCACTGCGTACGCGCGTCCCGGAACTGCGTCACATTGACGGGGTCCGGGAACCGTGCCAAGTGCCCCCACCAGTAGCGGTACTTGGCCAAGGGACGGACGGCGCGGTTAACCGCGATCCACGCGTTCCGCTCCGAGATTACGAATGCGTCCCGGACGCATTCGGCAGTAGGCGGGTTGTCCACGGTCGGGGTGATGCGATCCCCGATGATCTGCGAATCGGGCAAGAGCCCGTGCGCCTTCCGGTACTCCCAGAGGCGCATGGTGTCCCACCCCTTCAGCACCCCGGAGTGCTCGCCACACGCGACCATGCTGAGCCGCTTGCCCTTGTACTCCGTAGTCCGAACGACTGCCCCGGGATAAGGGCAGTGCCCCCGTTCGTCACTGCGGAACACCTCACACAGGAACTCGCCACGAACGGCCGTCTGTGCCGCTTCACGAGTAGGCGCCTTAGCCACCCAAACGTGTTCCCCGTGCTCCCCCATTCTGGGCACCCATTCATAGGCGTACCACTCCTCATTGAGCCCTTCGTCTTCCCCCTTCGCCCGCACTACGTAGCCGCTGTACTCAACACCAGCAACACCCCCCGTGAGTCGCCACATGCCCTCATAGCCCGACTGAACCCATTCCGGCACTCAACTTGCCTTCCCCTAAAGCCTCTGAGCTTGTCTCTAGAGACTGGCCGAGTAGGGCATGGGTGATCCTGCCCGGATATCCGGGTGACGCTTCCCATGCCCTCTACGGTCAACCGCTAGCTACTTGCAGATGTGGCCGAACGCGTCTTGCCCGTGGGAGCAAGCGCCGTCCATGACACCCTCGTTGAACGCGTCCACCTTCACGCGGTCCTCGCGCGTCTGCATGTGCTGGTAGGTGAGGCCGACCGACAGTGCGGCCGTGAGTACGGCCGTGACGAGAGCGATGATGAAAGTGCGCATCACGCGGCCACCTCTCCCGTGATGTAGTCCCGTTCGTGCTCCCGCTTACTGATCAGGAGCCCGTCAAAGGTCTGGTGGGGGAACGGGATGAACCCGCTCTGTCCGTCCCTTCGGACGAAGTGCAGCCCGACGAGTCCGGTAGCCAGTTGCACCACGCTGTCAGTGGCGAGACACCTACTCTTGCCCAGAATGAGCGTGTGCCTACGGGTGACCTTTGCGAGGATGAGCCCGCCTGTTTCCCAGTTGCGCATTTGCCTTGCTCCTTCTCTCCGCTCCTGTGAGCGGGCATGAGAAAGGGCGCGGAGACGTATCCCTAAATCCACGCGCCCAACTAACCCAAATCCGCGGTGACTCTGTGCCGGCGGGGACTACTCCCCGTGCTCAGTAGCAGTACGGGAGACCCGCCCGCATCTCACACGCGTGGCAGTTGCCTCCGTCGTTGCAGCACTTGACTAGGTCCGTATTGGACCCGGCAACGTGCATGTCATAGACAGTGGTGATGTCCTCCCGGTACAGGCGCACCTGAGCGTTGCGTCTGGCCGCTTTCTCGTCGTGGGCGAGGACATCGAGGGTGTGGACAATCGCTCCCACATCGTTCCGGCACTCCACAGTCATCCGGCGACGGATGAACCAATGGCACCCGTGCTTAAGCCAGCAACCGCACGGGAGTTGGGGCAGACCCTCAGTGAGTGCGAGTGCCGCTCGCTCGCGACGCTCACGCGCTTCGTCGAGAGCGCTACGCGCTTCAGTGCTCCGCATGACTAGCGCACCTGCCACGGGTTCATGCAGCGCGGGGAAGCGCCGTTGTACGGGCCGCACTCCTCGCAGTGCTCGCCCATGTCCAAGCGGCACCCGCACGGCGTTACCCACTTGGACAGTGACCAGCCGTTCGGCTCCGCGTTCGCGAGCGGGATGCGCCCGACAGAGGCCGCCTGCCCGTCCGTGAACACGTACGTTCCTGCGCCGTCGTGGGTTGCCGTTTCGAGTAGCCACCACCCGGCACGAGTCGGGTGCGGCTCGGCCGGTCCCTCCACAACCGCTACGGCTTCATAGTGGAATCCCGTGATGATGTCTCCCCGCTTGAGGTACTGCGGCGGGACGGACGTACCCAAGTAGCGCTGAGCCTTGCGCCCAGCTTCCTGCCACGCGTTCATGTGTATTCCCCTCACTCGACTACTCGCCCTTATGGCGCAGTAGATAGAGGAAGGCACGGAGACGTATCCCTAAACCTCCGTGCCCCCGTGCTACCGACTACGTCAGTGCAGACCCATGCAGTTCTGTTCCACGGGGCCCATTCGGACCCCACACCGCCGGAAGTGGTTAGGCAGCACTTCCCCGCTCTTCTTAAGCGCTGATATGAGGGTGTCAAGGTCCCAACCCTCGTAATGCCAGAGAGCACCCTTACAGTCCTCTCCCGTTTCGGGGAACATCGCGCCGAGAGATTCGGCCATGTGTTCCTCGCACAGGAACAAATCAGCAGGCTCGTAAGAGAAGTAGCGCTCATGCTCACGCTTAGGCATGCTTAGACCCCCTCAACGACGGAGCGGCCCGAGAGGCGCACTGCCAGTGCGTGAGCGTCGACCTTATTCAGGCCGCGCCCACCGTAGAAAGGACGCTCACCGGTCGCGTTGTACGAAACGACCATGAACAGCCCTTCGTCGTGCTGGTCAGGCTTGACGCGGTATCCCTTCGAGCCGGTGAACACCCACCGGTTGCCGATGAAGGACATTCCGTTGGTGTTGCCCGTCGGGTAGTTCGTAATTCCCTCGCTCATGTCACCTCTCCTTACTCCATTACGACTGTCGCAATGGGTGAGAGGGCACACAGGAGACGTATCCCTAAATCCACTGTGTGCCCGACTCCCCTACGAAAGCGGGTTACATGATCAAAATTGGAGCTCTGGCCGGCATGGGCCTACTACTGGACGGGAGTTACGCGGACGTTGAACCCGTTCACCAGCGCATAGCCCGTGCGGTAGATATCCGCAACAGGTCGAGTGCTCCACTCAGTCACGCACTCCGTGAACACGCGGACGGAGGAAACCATGTTGTTCCACCCGCGCACTGTGTAGACGAACGGCGCGTCATCCCCTGCGCCGATAACGCTCACATCAAATGCCTCGTGAGCCCGGTACTCCCGCTCAAAGGAGAACTGAACGAGCGGGATGGACTCCCGCTTACGCTCACGGGTAGCAGGCTCGAAAACAACGCTCATTGCATGCCCCTTAAGGGTTGCTGTATGGCCCGTGTTGGCCCTTTGGTGTGCCTAACCGACACTCCCCCCGACTCACTCACTCTCAGGGGTTTAAGGCGCACTCAGATGCCCGGGTGAGTATCAGTCACCGTGGACACTGGACGCCGGACACCCCATGTTGAACGCGTGAGCCGTAGGCAATCTCAGTTGTGCATTCCCGGCCTGTTTGGCTGTCCCGCCGGGCGAACGCATGCGTCTTACTGCGGTTACTGTTCAACGCGCTTCATCTACCCCTGTGTGTGGCTTACTCGCATTCACACGTTGCTCGTATCGCGCTACTCAATCCACGTTTGAAGAGTGGAGAGCCTGCTAACGACGTCCGCAACGTTGCTGGCACGCACAGAGACAGACTCGGCTTGTTTATGGCCACCGCATTCTGTCTCGCATGAACCTATTGGCTATCGGGGACGGTTAGTTCCCCGCTTAGCAGTGCACCCCGAGCCTTTCGGCCTCTAGCCCTGTCATCGCGCAGTCTCGGCCGCGCTACAGCAACTTGGGATCACACCCCTATTCACTTCGGGGTGTGGGCACTGCCCTATGGAGTTCTCAAGGAAGTACGCAGACGGCCCTAGAAGGGCCCTGACGCCACTGGTTAGGAATCGGTGCGGAGCTATTGGGCTAGGCCCGCTCACGCGCTCTCAGGGCCGATTCCGGGCCCGGTGAGGGATGGACACTCACCCGTGCTTTGAGTGGTGGGGACCGTGCGCTCATTTGCTTGCCTGCCTCTCCGTTGCCCGCTGCTCGGTTGCTGCGGTGACAGGGAGGACACTTCCGGGATTCATCACAGGAAGCAACTTTGAGCATGCAAGGTTGAGAGAGACGCGCTCGCGCACGTTGGGGCCACAAAACCCCAGGTCAGAGGGGGTGCAATCCTTCGCCGGCAACTATGACATAGGGGTGCAAATAGGACTCATCACAGGAGGCAACTTATTTGCATACCCTTTACCTTTACAAGCCGCAGAATGGGACATCTCGGGCCGGCATTTTTGCAGTGCCTTGAATATGAAAGGACCCTGCATAAGTGATTCTGACGGGCCGTCATACGGACATTAGGGTGCAAATGTATTTACGCAACAACCCTGCATATACCTATCTGACACCAGGTCAGGTATGCGCTATGCCCTTTATGGGTGCTATATGGGTGACCCACGTCACATATATGACGCAGGATCAGGTTGCGCTTAGCCCGTATCTGACACCTAGTCAGGGATTAGGCACGTAGCTGAGTGCCTGTTAGGTGGAAGTGATGCTCATCTGACATTCCATCACGTCTCCACACCCAACCTGACACCACGTCACCTGACGCTCAATTACCTCGCGCTATTGATGCACCAATTACGCAATGCATCATTATCATTCACAAGCGCACAAGTAATTAATGTTACCGCACCACTAAGTGATGCACATATACGGGGGTAATATAACGAAAATGCTGTCACGAGGACCGCAGGGGCGCCTTCCTTCCATCGTGTACGAGTTTCAACATTCACAAGGGCACAAGCCCTAATCACCCGGACCTCGTTTCAGGCCCCCAAGTGGCCGGCACCAGGCACCGCGGACCCATCTGAGGCCCTCTAATGTTGCATCACATGGGTGAGGTAACAACATTATTGTTGCTTGGCTCACACTCTGGGCCTTTTGTGTCCCGATCCTGCTCAGAGGACACGTACGTAATCTATGGAGCCGGTTGGTATACCCGGCTCCGGAGACACAGAGAAGCCCCCTCCCGCGAAGGAGGGGGCCGCTCATGAACACCTCAGGGTGTCACTCGATCTCTGCTCTCCAAGCTCCTCGACTGATCGTGCAGACACCCTCTGGACTGATCTCGACCCGGGCATTAGTCAGCGGAAGTGACCCCTCTATGTTGAGTCGGAGCCGAATACGCTCCAATTCGTCGTAAAGGCGCCTAGGTCCGCCTTGATGCACAGTGGGGAAATCCTTCCAAACACCTTCAGCACGAGCCCAGGAACCGTCAGGGTGGATCATCCACGCCTTTCGAGTCCGATCATCATCGTTCGAGAAGTAATGTTGGATTCCCGGCACGGTCAATTCGAGCATTGACCACACGTCATAGGACTCAGGGACATTCAAGACGGGGAATCGGCCCATGGAGACCTCTTCCCCCTCCAAATTGGACACTTCCTTGAATTCAGGGCCCATATTGGAGTAGTTAGCACCCTGGCGAGTCTTCATGAAGCTCGCTCGGTCCGCTTCTACGCGGCCAATGGCGCTTCCATCCTCTTGTTTATCCGCTGTGACGATAAGCCAGGTGCCGGCCAGGGTCGTAACGAGCCTTCCACCAGGGCGAAGGGCCTTCAGCCACGGTGCCGGAACGCCCCTCGTGGACACCGTGGCAATGATGCGATCGAACGTGCCAGGAAGAGGCCCCGTGATGTCGCAGACGGCCATCTGAGGGCGAAGGCCGATGTCATGCAGTCGGTTGGCCGCTGCTGTCACAAGGTAGGGATCGACGTCCAGGCTCGTCACATGCTCAGCGCCAAGGCGTCGACAGGCCAAGGCAGTTCCGTAGCCCGTTCCTGTCGTCACAAGGATGTCTGAGTCATCGGCAATCATCGCGTGGCGGTACATCTGGACCACCAGAGAAGGCAGCGTTGAGGATGACGTGGGCAGGCCGTCAGCCTGCTTCTCCTCCGCCTGGTCCGCATGCTCCTCTCCCACACGGGTTACAAGGGTGCGGTTGGAGTACGCCGCAGCCATCCACGCATCCGGGTCCTGGGGGCCGTCCTGAAGCGCCCAACGCCCCCCACTGGCCTTCCACCAGTGAGGGACGAAGAGATGCCGTGGAGTGGTCGCCAGGGGCTCACGCCAGCGTGAGAAAGGGTGAGCGACTTCTTCAGCGAGTCGAGCAGCGTGAGTTGTCCACTCCATGAGCGCCTTCTCAGTTGTAGGCGGGGTTACAGGCTTCAGTCTCCGCAGGAGAGCAGTCCGAACCATCTTGGTCCGGGTTGCACGCGGTCACTGTGCCGAAGCCGTCGGCCCCTGGGGACGGTTGGCAGGAATCTTCGTTGGGGGTGCAGGAGTCCGGGACGCAGGCGCCCTTGTTCCGCCGTGGGATTACCGCCGAGTTGGCCGCCCATGCTGAGCCGCTCATGATCTCGGTGAGTGGCTGCTCCTTCACGTTGCCGGCGACCAGCCAGCGGGACATGACGCAAGGCGTCACCTCGCCGTCAGGGTGAACGGCTGCCCGGTTCACTCCGCAGTTGCCACACAGCTCCTTGGGGTCGTGGAACTCGACGCCTGTGGGGTCGCCCTTGCCGATGGCCCTGACGCGGTCGTACCGGATTTCCCCAGTGACACCAAGGGCACGCAGTTCTGCCCGAGCCTCCTCGACCCTCTGTCCCTCAAGGACGTGCACCAGCGACACCCGAAGCGGGATGTTGCGCCGCTGTGCTTCGATGATGTTGCCCTTGGTCCGCTTGTAGGACCCGCGGCCTTCTGTGAGTGCCTCGTGCTCCGCCTCGTTGTCGCTGTAGTAGCTCGTCGCGAGACTCACGCCGGGGAGGGAGAAGACCCTCCACATTGCTGGACGGACGTGCACGAGGTTGGAGAAGACCTCAACACGGATGGTCCGAGCGAGAGTCCGCTCTACGAGCTGCGGAAGGTAGGGGTGAAGTGTCGCCTCCCCTCCGATGTACTGGATCAGCTTCACACCCGCAGCGGCGGCCTGGTCGATCACCGCATACCAGTCGTCCAGCGTCATCGTGCCGTGGCTGCCCTGCGGCCCCGACTTGGCGTAGCAGAAGGTTCCACACTGGTTCTGGCACTTCCCAGTGATCTCCAGCGCCAGGGTTTTGATGGTGAGGGGGGTGGTCGGAGCGTCAAGGATGGCTGTCACGCGTTTTCCTCTCGCAGTTGGGGCAGGAGTTCCCTCGCCCGGACTCGAACCGGGGTCACGGATGCGAGGGGAGCCCCCCACGGAGTTACATCCGGCTCTTCCTGACTGAGTTACGAGGGATCGCACGTCTCTGCCAGGCGGATTCACCAACAGAGACGGCGGGTCTCAATAGGGGGTAGCCAGGGCCACCCCGAGGACGAAGCCAATGGAGCCCGATAACGCGATGATCAGAATGGGCCCGGCTAAGGCCATCACCCGCCTCATCGAGGCACCCTCGCAACTCGTGCAGGCTCAAGGGGAGGCGGGACAGTCTCCTTCGGCTCCCAAATCACGAAGTCAGACCACGTCCGCTGATAGCGGGTGTGTCTCGTCTCCCGAGTGTGTTCGTGCATCCACTCTTCAACGGCGGCAGTGCAGTCCTGGGGGCCCGATTCGGCCCCACATTCGGCATCCTCTCCATAGACGCACCGTGCGGCGTACTCCAGCTCCCCGAGAGGGTCTTGACGCACCTTGTAGCTCACCAGTCGGATGACAGGCATTTGCCACTGCTCCTCGCGTTAGCCACGGCAAGCTTGTGCTTCAGGGCCTCTTCCGGTGAACACATCCGGATTTGGCTCTCGGGCACGTCGCGTTCCTTCCCGCCTCCGATGGGGCGGAGTTGGTAGTAACCACCTACGTGACCCATGACTTCGCCGATGGTGCCGGCGGCATCCTTCACCGTCTCGTGGAGCATGGGGACGTGTGGTTGGTCGGTAGTTGGCTCAGCCTCTACCTGGGCTGATTCAGACATGGGGGGACCTCTCACGAAGCCGAAGGGTTTTCACCCTGCGTGCTTCAAGGGTCGCCCTCAGTCCCCTACGATCTCCACAGGTTCATGTCCCAACTTCAAAGATGGAACATGGGGGTTGATCGTGGGAGCACGACCGAAGGACTTGACGCCGGACCTCTCTGCCCGACACATGTTCGGGGCGAAGTTGCGGGAGTACCGGGGCCGGAATGACATGAGCCTTGACGGACTGTCAGGGATTGTGAACGTGAGCAAGACCCATCTGTCTCGGATCGAAAATGCCGAGTACATGATCCCGCCGGGCCTCCCTGAGAAGCTTGACGCTGCCTTCGGGACAGAGGCGATCTTCACGGACCTCTACAGCCTGGCGAAGAAGGAGATCCACCCAGACAAATTCCGGCGCCGGATGAATCTTGAGGCCAGAGCCACCGTCATCAAGGAGTACAGCCCTCAGGTTGTGCCGGGCCTCCTCCAGGTCGAGTCATACGCCCGAGCCCAGTTCGCAATGTTCGATCCGCGGGCAAGCGCTGAGGTCGTTGACGAGCTGGTGACGGGCCGTATCACCCGTCAGGGCATGCTCTTAGGAGACCCCCGACCCGACTACGCCGCCATCCTGGATGAGGCTGTACTCCGCCGGGCCTTCGGCGGGCCCTCGGTCATGAGGGAGCAGCTCCAGCGACTCCTAGAGCTGACGCTCACTCCGTCCACGTTCATCCAGGTACTTCCGTTCGAGCACGGGGGGCATGCCCTGGTTGGAGGGTCGCTGTCTCTGTGGTCCCTCGATGATGGGACCCAAGTAGCCTATGAAGAGGCGATTTCCACTGGGACAGTGCTAGAGGAAATCTCTGAGGTCCAGGCCCGTGTTCGGGCCTACGATCTGCTCAGCGCTTCAGCGCTGTCCCCCGTCAAGTCGGCGGATCTCATCCGGTCCGTAGTGGAGGCAATACCCCATGAGCACCACCACCCCTGACCTCTCCGGTGAGTGGGTCGCATCTTCGTTCAGCGGTAACGGTGGAGGCAACTGCCTTGAGTGGATGCCTTCGGCCGTCGCTCCCTCAGGTCTCGTTCCTGTCCGTGACAGCAAGACCCCTGAGGGACCCACTCTTATCCTCTCTGCCTCGCAGTGGAGCACCTTCGTGGACTTCGCCAAGGGGCACACTGCCTGACCTGATCCCGTACACTCAGAGCTGAGGGCCCTCCCCACGTATCCCGGGGAGGGCCCTCATTTGCTGTCTCGCCGAGGCTAGGCCCCCTGGGGCTGGTAGTACCGGTAGTACGAGGCTTGAGAGATCCCGAGCGCCTGGCAGACTCCCTCAACAGTGACCTTGCCGCCCTTGCTAGTGGCAGCGAGACGCTTGCGAGCCTCCTCAATCTCGTCCGACGTCACCGTGAGGGCCTTCCGGCTCTTCCTCGCACTGAGGGACTTCTCAATCTCCTCGGAGAGTCCCTCAGCCTCTTCGGTCAGCTCCCCAGCGAGAGCCTTCACGTAGTCCATCTCTCTCACCACGTTGGCGGAGTGAGAGACCAGGGCTCGGCTCTCAGAGACCACCAGGGCCGTCATGAGGTTCGCCGTGAGGTCTCTCAGCTCGTCCAGCTCCTCAGAGGCAGAGCGCACCTGAGAGGGAGTCTCAGCCATGTGCACGAGGTGCGCGATGGTGAGGGGCGGGACGCATGAGACAGCCACCACCAGGAGAGGGGAACTCTCCATGTAGCTCGCCTCGATGAGGTGAGAGATGGACTGGGCACTCATGGCCAGCAGCAGCGCCATGAGAGAGCCGAGGAGAGCTGTCACCTGACCAGGCAGCTCCATCTTGCGGCGGTAGGTAGCGATAGCCCCGGCTGAGAGGGCATAGACCGAGAGGCACACAGGCATGGCAGGTGCGTAGTGCTCGGACCATCCGGCAGTCCTCGCCAAAGCAACCTCTCCCGGAATCGAGAGGTACAGGGCGGCGACACATGCAGCGGGCAGAGCGACGTACAGGATTCCCTTGAGGTACCAGGGCAGGGCAGAGCTAGGCACAGTAGTTGTCCCCTTCACGTGGGCTGGCTAAGTCAGAGGGAGTCGCGGCAGTCGGCGCAGATGCCGCCGGGGTGTCCGGCTCGGTAGGGCCGGTGGCAGTCGGGGCACTGCTCCCGCTTCACGGGGGCGGCAGTAGGTGCCGGCGGCGGGGTCTCACTCCGCTTCGGCTCGTGGTTCTTGAGCCGGTAGGAGACCAGGGCCACCGCGGATTCGATGGAGTCAGGCAGAGCCCGAGTCAGGGTCTTGATGATCTCCATCTCGTGGAAGCCCTCAGAGAGCCACTGGGCAGCCAGCGGGGCGAGCCGCATGGATTCCCTCATGGAGAGCTTCAGTTGGGGCTCAACACGCCCCAGGCGGCCAAGGCAGGCCACGGCTCGACCGGTCATCGCGTCAGCGATGGCGGAAGGCCGGTCGTTGTTCGGGAGAGAGGAGCCCTCCCCTCCCTGCTTGCTCTCGGCCTCTCGGCCCTCAAGCTCCTCGACGAGCTCAGGGGGGAGGTCATTTTCCTTCGGGTTCTTTACTCCCTTGGGATAACCGCCGACAGCCTGACCGGTCGGCTCCCCGACCGTCGCCATGTGGTCAGTCGGGTTGTCCGTGACAGTCGTGAGGGTGACCCAACGACCCGTCTCGGGGTCCTGGACCTTCGCCCGCTTCACGTAGCCGTGCGAGATCAGCTCGTTCATGGCGTTGGAGACAGAGCGTCGGCCGTTGGGGACCTTGGCAGTGACGCGCTCGACCGTGGCGCCGTTGGCGTCCGGGAGCGACAGAAGCCGGGTGAGGAGTCCGACAGCCTCAAGGCTGAGGGAATCGTGACGCGCGATCCCGTTAGGAATCTGCACGTAGGCACGGGTGTGCCTAGTACGCTGGACCTGCACTTAGAGACCCACTCTCTAGGTGTACCTCCCACCAGGTAGCAGCCTGGCGGGCACCCCCCGGAGGCTGACGCCTCCGGGGGTTAGTTGCTTCCTGTGAAGTTACTCGGATGGATCACAGGAGGCAACTAACTGGGTTCATCGCTAGAGGTGAGACGAGTGAGGATGTCTTCGTACTGTTCAGCAGAGGGCACCGGCGCTTGTGACAGCCAGTGGTCAAGCCAGTCGCGGAGAGTCATAACCGCAGCTCAGCCCCTTCCTAGGGGTTAGAGCGTTTGGAGGTCCTTCTCCCAGGAGAACGACCCCCGAACGCGTCATTGCGTGCTTCAATGGACACCATACACAGGAAGCAACTTAAGGGGGAGAAGTTGGCGACAGAAAGGCCGTGGTGTGCCTACTGCCGGATCTCGGATGCGGACCTTGCAGAGCTTCGCTACCTCGTAGCCGCAGGGACGCTCACACCAGAGCAGGCCAAAGAGAGGGAGAGGAAGGGAGTCCTCAAGCAGCGGGAGGACTTGGCCGCCCTCGCGGCCAGCCTCGGCGTCTCCGTCGTCTGGTACGAGGACAACAACCTCAGCGCCTTCAAGCGCAAGGTGAAGCGCAAGGACTTCGAGCGGATGCTCACGGACCTTGCCGCCCCAGGTCTGCGCGGTGGGATCCTCGCCATCGACATTGACCGAATCACCCGTCAGAACCGGGACCTTGAGAGGGTCATCGACATCTATGAGGGCACCAAGCTGAGTCTTGGGTTCCACACCCTCTCTGGGCAGAACTTTGACCTCTCCACCCCTGACGGACGGTTCTCAGCCCGCATCATGGTCAGCGTGGCCAACAAATCGTCTGAGGACATGTCCCGCCGACTCAAGCGGGAGATGTTGAGGAAGGCCCGAGAGGGAGAGATCTCGGGCGGGCACACGCCCTTCGGTTGGGAGGAGGACCGCAAGACGCGGCGGCCCAAGGAAGCCGACTTCGTCGCCGACCAGACTGAGGCCGGAATCAAAGGTGACTCGGTCGCCACGATCACCAACCGCTTCAAGGAAGCGGGCTTCGTCGGCCGAACCGGCAAGCCGTTCGACCGCACGGCGGTACGTCGCATCATGCTCAACCCTCGGAACGCGGGAATCAGGGTCTACCAGGGGGAGCCGCTCAAAGACGACGAGGGCAACTACATCCTCGGCGAGTGGGACGTGTTGGTTGAGATCGAGAAGTGGGAAGCCCTCCGAGCCAAGTGGGCAACCAACCAGGGCGCTGGGAAGGCCAGGGAGTACCGCATCAGCACACTCCTTTCCGGCATCCTCCGCTGTGGTGCCTGCGGTACTCGCATGGTTGCGGCTAACAGCGCATCCAAGTACCCCAAGTACAGGTGTGCCGATGGTGCCGGCGGCTGCGGCAACGTGTCGATCATCCGAAACAAGACTGACGAGGTGATCCGCAAACTCGTGTCTGAGTACCTGGAGCGGGCGGCGGCAACCCTCAGCCTTGCCCAGCCTGAGGAGGAGCCTTGGGCCAAGGCTCCCGAGCTGCAAGAGGCCGAGAGTGAACTGAAGAAGATCAAGGCCATGTACAAGGAGGGGACGATCAAGGCCACCACGTACGCGATCCTCCTGGACGACCTTGAGGCCAAGGTGGACACCCTCCGGGGCGAACGCGCCTTGCATCAGGCAACGCGGCCCGACTTGAAGCCGTCCCTAGACGCGCTCAAGGACGGGTGGGGGAAGCTGTCCGTCGAGAGGCAGCGGGACACGATCCGTTCGGTTCTCCGGTCCGTCCTCGTGAACCCCACTACCCGGAGAGGGGCAGGAATCGACCTCTCCCGACTGACCCCCGTCTTCCAGGACGCGTGAAAACACAGTGAGGCCCCCTCCGAAAGGAGGGGGCCTTTGTTCTATCGCTCAGGCAGTCTGATGCGGATTCCGAACGCTGCGAGGGCATCAGCCAGTTGTTCGGTCGGAATCTGCGGAGCCTTGTCCACCTGTTGCTTCACCCATTGATCTACTGTCATGGCTTCTTCCCCCAGTCCAACACCTTGGCTTCCCAGCCCGTCTCAGTCCGCCACACCACCCGGAAGACGCCTGCCGCCTTGAGGCGGGGAAGGCACCGGTAACAGGGGGCACGAGTCACGTAGACCGTGCCGCCTTCCAGGTCTTCGCGCCTCGCATGAATCAACAAGTTCTCTTCAGCGTGGATCGCAATGCAGTTGCCGTAGTCGCTGCCGGCGGGGATCTGCTCGTACGTCGACCTGCCCCGAGGACACGCACCCGCTAGGCAGCCCTTCTCACCTGAAACCGTGCCGTTCATCCCCGACATGACCACGCGCCGCTTACGGTCCAGGAGGACCGCACCGACACGCGATCTGGTGCAGTCCCCCCGAGTCGCTACAGCGTCAGCAATTCCGAGTGCCCACACGTCCCAGGAGGGACGATCAGAAGGCTTCATTGTGGTCACTCGCAGTCGTTTTCCATGTCCTCGAACATCACTCGCCGTCTCCCCCATCAACAACCTCGATGCCCTGGAAGCCCATAATTGAGTTCCAGGTGTCTGCGGCCATCTCCTTAGCCAGTTCGTGAGGGACCCCTGAGGCCATTGCCTCATTCAGCACGGTTCCGGAGATTCGAGCCGCAGTGATGGCGTAAGCGCCCTGCTTTTGAAGACGCTCAAGGTTCATCTGCGTCTCAATGCCCGCAATCAGGTCCTCAAAGGAGCCCGCAGGCTCCTCCTGCTCGTTCTCGCTCACTTGCTCTCCCCCGCACCCTCAAGCCAGTTGTTGTGAAGCTTGGCAACATGTCGGGCTGTGTCTTCCATGAAGAGACCCGCCATTGTCGGAGCACCCTCAGCAGGTGTCCGCTTATCCGCTGCCGGTGTGATGCACCAACCGCCGATCAAGTCGTCACGCTGTGCACGCCACTTCTGCGACATGAAATTGACTACTGCTCCCATGACTCCCCCTAGTGCTTGCTTTCTTCCAGTTCCAGGACGCTGCCCCATGACTGTTCGCCGATCTCGGCGTCAGCGGGTATCAAGAGCCCCTGCACTGTGAATTCCATTAGCTTCGCGGCTTCACGAGCCATTTCCTTGGCTTCGTTCCTCGGGAACGAAAAGACGATCTCGTCATGAATCGGGAGGCGCATAAAGGGGCTGAAGCCTGCCCGATCGAGCTCCAGCAGGGCCCTAGCAGTTACATCCCTGGATCCGCCTTGCACGAAGTAGTTGAGAGCCCGGAACCACTTACCGGGGTCGACCGGAAGGGCTCGCCCAGTGGCCGTGTATATGACGCCAGTGCGGCGGGCTTCGTCCGCGAGCTTCCTACCGAAGGCGCCAACACCCGGATAGGTTCTCGCGAAGGCTTCGAGTGTCTTCCTCGCGGTGGCTTCATCAATGTGAGCCTGTTCCATAAGGGCGGCCCAGCCGCCACCATAGACCGTAAGGAAGTTGGCCATCTTCCCGATTTTGCGGCCGACTTCCGCAGCATCGGCAGTGATCTGATGCAGATCGAGGCCGTTAAGGAAGGCGTTCAGCATCGTGGGATCACGAGAGAACGCAGCCAGATATCGGAGTTCCATGTTGCCGAAGTCGATGGAGCACGAGACGTGACCCTCATCGGCAAGGAACATGTGCCGGACATAGCCGTCCCCGGAAGGGAATGTCTGTGCCGGAATGCTCCCGGATATGGACATCCTTGACGTTCTGGCCTGGAGACTATTGATGCTTGCATGCACGCGGTCGAATGGGTCTCGACCGTTCAGCGCTCTCTCAAACCAGGTCTTGCGCCACTTACCAGCCTTCTTAGCCTGGACAACAGCATCCGCCAGAGGATGACCAATGCCCTTAAGCACGTCGTCATCCATGGCCAATTGGCCCTGTGGATGGTTCTTACTCGGCTTCGTCCGCTTGGTGAGCTTCACGCCCAGGGACGTGAACACATCCACGAGTTGCTGATTTGAGTTGGGATTCTCGACGCCAAACGACTTGGCGACCCGTTCCCATTTCAGCTGTTCGTTCGTGAGTTCTGCACACCGCTTCTCGGCGTACTCGACATCCAGGAGGTAACCGGTTCGTTCCATCTTGGCTGTCACATGGGCTAGCTGGTGTTCCCAGCCGATGAGTCCCTGAGACTTGGAGCGTGCCGGCACCAGTCGATAGAGGATCTGGAAGAGCCTGTAAGCAAGAGCCGGATCCATACCCGCGTAGAGCAAGTAATCCGGATCGAAAAGCTCTACAAGCTTCCAGATCTTTTCCTTGGTGGTCTTGTACTTCTTGGCAATCTCCCCTATGGAGCCCTTGACCTCTTCGGCCGTCTCCTGGCAGAGATAGAACTTCGTGAGTTCCTCTAGCTTGAGTCCGGGCCCCTTCTCCTTGATGGCCCTCGGGTCGACGAGATGAGCCAGGAGCCGCGTATCCCACATCTTCGGAGCAAGCTCCTCCATGGGAATTCCTAGAGCCACCTCCACCACGTGGAGATCAAAGGTCCCGTTGTGCGCCACCAGCCATTCGAGCCGCAGGAGGGCCCGCCGTACGGCCTCAGCGAAGACGGGCCCCAACTCGACGGGTACAACCCACGTCTCTGCCCCTGTGCCAAATTGAGCCAGTCGGCAGCGGAAGTCTGGAGCCCACCAGTCGAGCCCGGTTGTCTCCGTATCGAACCCGAGGATTCGATTCCGAGAGATGAACTCCTCGAACTCAGGGAGGTCCCTCTCAGTCTCGACAACCCGAATGGATATCGGCTGACCTTTCATCCTGTAAGCAAGATGCCTCAAGAGACCTCCCCTTTCTAGAGTTGTTCAAGGAACGCCTTGCCTACGTACTCCGTGTAGGCAGGTGGGATGCACTCGCGGATTCCTTCGCGTGACATCCAGGGAACGCCGAGGTCTTCTTTAGCTCCGTCGACTCCGATGAAGTTCCCGACGTAAATTCCCATCTCGTCGGGCTTTCGGCGGCGCCCCATCTTGGTTTGGCGCCTAATGTGTTCCGGATGATCCGGTGGCTTCAGCTCCCAGCCGCCCGGCTCAAAGAGTCGATGGCGGTAGGTATCGAGGCCGAAGTAAGCTCCGCACAAGAGGACCGGATCACGCATTTCCGGTTCTGCACCCATGACGTTCTCGATGACCCAAGGAACACCGACGGCATTCAGTGCGTCCCTGGTAGGCGCCAATAGGTCCGGGTGGTCGTTTTGCATGATGCGCTGTGTCTTGCTGTAGAGCTGACACGGCGGCGAAGCATGTATGAAGTCGAATCGGTGTCCATACGTGAGTAGGAACTGAATCGCTTCCGCTTGGACAAATTCCCACGGGTAGCGCGGTTGCGGCACAATGTCGACGCCCACCACTTCAAAACCCGCATCGCGGTATCCCTTACCTGCTCCCCCCTGGCAGCAGTAAAGGTCAAGTAGTTTTCGAATCCCCCCGCACCCCCATTAGCGGCGACGAAACCCGCCGAAGAATCCGATCAGGCAAATAGCCCCCCAGATGCCCACCCAGAAACCGGCGCTGTTCAAATCAAGGTTGAAGATCACGGCGCCACCCGACCGTGCTTGTTGAAGGCGGCATGGGTGTGCGGCATAGCTCCCCGGAACTCTCGCTCCATCCCCTCTGCAACCAGCTCTATTTCCCGCTGCGGGAACGAGGGGAATCGAGCCCCCTCGGAGACGGTTCGGAGACTCAGGAAGTGCATGAGAGACCGCGCATTACAGGTCGCGTAGTACGACGTGAAGATGCCAACCGGAAGAACCATGCGGGCCACTTCCCGCGCAATGCCCGCCTTGATCGAGTCCCGGTATGCCGCGAAAGCTTCGCCGTACGCCTCCAGCATGTTGGAAGCCATACGCGCAAAGTGCGCGTCGCTTCCCGCCTTAAAGACGTATGCGCCGGGCTTGCCTACCTGCAAAAGCGCTCGCTCTTTGGCGGGGACGTAGAACGTGCCCTCAAGTTCCTTGTAGCGCCCTGATTCCTCGTTGTAGCTCCATCCAGCCCTGTGCCTCATGTGCTCTCGGGCTACGAAGATCGGGGCCTCAACTAGGAAAGTGAGTGAGGTGTGCTCGAAAGGACTCCCGTGCCTGTCACGCATCAGGAAGTTGATAAGACCCTCGGTAGGCAGATCGTCAGCAGCCGATTCCTTGCCGATGGTCGAAACACGTGCAGCCTTCGCAACCATGGCGTCATTGGCCGAGATGTTGACCAACTTCACGGTTACGTCAGACCTGATCTTGATGTCTGCCACTGAATGACTCCAAAAGGAAAGGGGGCCGAGGAATCCCCGGCCCCCTGTGAGGTGCCTAGAAAGAGCTGCTAGCCCTTACTCGAAAGAACCGTTCTTCTGTCGCCACAGCGGGTCACACTGGCTGCCCTTCGGGGCATTGCAGAACAGGGCCGCCCACGGGCCCTTAGCGCCCTGGCCCTCGCGCAGAGTCCGGCCGTGAGAGCAGGAGTCGCCCGCAGGACCAGCGGGGGCCGCGTCCTGGACCTTGCCGCCCTGGAAGGTCTTGGGCGTGGAAGTCCCGCCCTTGCCGGCGGTGGGCTGGTGCGTCTCGCGCACCTTCTTCGCAGCATGCGAAGCCAGCTCGATCACGCCCTTGTCCGCGAGGGCCTTCATGAGGTCCACGGCGTTGGTTGCAACCTCATCGGCGCTCTGGCCGAAGACAGTCGGCGTAATCCACTCGGCGTCAAAGCCAGCCGCAGCCTTGAAGGTCAGGCCGATCTTGAACTTGTTTGGGGCAACAGCGGCGACGGTTTCGGTCATAGGCTTGTTCTCCTTGGGAGTTTCTGGCTCGCCCCACGGGGAGGGGCCATCAAATGGGTTCGGGAAGCTCATTCAGCTCTCTCCGTTGCTGTGTCGATGCTTCACATCACAGGACGCAACTTATCGGGCAAAAAAGAAGGGCCTTAGATCGGGCAGGCGCCCGAGGCACAGATTTCGTCGTAAGAGGTATCGGAGTTCTCGATCCCTACGGCTGCCGCAAGCTCCTCGTACTCTTCCTTGGAGATGCGCTCATAGGGCGGCTGCTCAAACGACAGCTCGGGGAAAATCGTGGTCCCCTTGAGCCTCGAAAGAAAGGGAAGCAGCGTCTCAACGAGGTCGTCAACCGTATATGCGGCAGGGTCGACATTTCCTGTGTAGGACACAGCCTGATCCGCCCAATACTCCTGATAGAGCGCCTGGACGGAAAGCATGTCTTTCAGCGTCAGTTCCCCTGCGTGCTGGAAGGCGCCTCCTGCTACCTCAACAAGAGGATCCTTCGTCGGGATCGTGACAACGCTGGTGTTGGCTGCGTGCTTGTCCGGCTCTACGTGGTAGCCCTTGCGCCGGTACGCCTCCACCTGAGCCTTCTCCGTGGGCTCCAGATCGCTGAACCGGATCCGGCGCTTGAAGTACCCGGCGAATGGTGCGTGGACAGCCTCACCCGAGCTGCCCGCGAGCTTGGACGTGGTGCCCGTGGGGGCGATGACTCGGGACTTGATCGGCACCGGGATGCGCAGGGTGTTCGTGTACTCGACTGACGCCTTGTCCACCACGTACGCAAGGTCTGCGAGGTCGTATCCGACCGTGGACCCTTCCCCGCCGGCATCGGAATACTTGATCCCCTGCTTGACTAGGAAGTCAGCGAAGCCCAGGTGACCGACACCGATACGCCTGTACTTGGCAATGGCCACGGCTGACTTGGGGTCAGCCACGTCCGCGAACGTTGCTCGGATCAGGTACCGGGTGATGAGCCGGTGAGCTTCCTCCAGCCCTGCCCAGTCAACCTCTCCGTGTTCGGAGACGAAGGCACCTAGGTTGACGGAGCCAAGGTTGCAGGGCTCCCAAGGGGTCAACGTCGCCTCACCACATGGGTTGGTGGTGTACGTCCCGTCGACTTCGCCCACGGCGGTCAGGGAAGAGTTCCAGATGCCGGGCTCGCCGTTCCGGAGCATTCCCGCTGCGATCTCGCGGAGGATCGGCATGGACGGAGATGACATCTTGCCGAGAAGACTTATGAAGTCGTCGTCAACCTCAACAGAGATGTTCGTTGTCCAGTGCCCTCCCTCAGCCTTGATCCGCAGGAAGGTCCAGATGTGCGGGTCACGCCAATGCATGATCGCCATTCGGGCCGACCGACGCACACCCCCAGACACGATGCACTGAGCGATCTCGTGATCAATCTGCATGGCGTCGATGCCGTGAAGCTGCCGCCCGTGGCCCTGCTTGAGCACCTGGCCGACGGCCTTCATCATCCGCCCGAACGGCTCGGGACCACTGGCCGTGCCACCGAACGCCTTGAGCGGCGTCCCCTTGGCCCGTACACGGCTCACGTCGTAGACACGAGCTGCGTGACGCGTTTTGGGATCGTGGGCCGTCCTCACGAGGTCCCCCAGGGCCTCAGCCCAGCCCTCACGGCTGTCCTGGACCTGATACGCCCCAGTCCACTCGTGGCTGTACTCCGTGGAGATCAGACCAGCTTCAACGAGGTCGAGATAGTCAGCGTGGGAGGGGTCGCACACGATGTGGACCTCTACCGGGACCACCACCTCAGGGAAGTCCATGAGGTACCGCGACGAGTAGTTGGCACCGACGCCACCGCCTTCGGCTAGGCGGAGGAGCGTGAAGGTGAAGTGCTCCTCAGGACGCTTCTCGTCCCAGCCTGCCGCCCAGCAGTTGTTCAGGGCGAAGTCGTTGACGCCACTCGACTTGAGGTGCCGGCCAGCAGGCAGAACCTTGAAGGACTCGATCAGGTCGAGGAGAGCGATGCGTTCGCCGTCCTCGATGTACCGCTCGGGCACCAAGTGAAGGTTGCCGTCAACGACTCGCTCAACGGTCTCCTCCCACGTCTCCTGTTCGCCGTTGGGCTTCACGCGGGAGTACGTACGCTCATAGACGGTCTTGGCCGTCTCGGTTGGAAAAGTCATGCAGTCACCTTTCGAAGGTCCCGATTCATCTGACGAGCAAGGGCATCGAGCCCGCGGTTGCTTGCCTTGCGCTCCGTGTCGTCCTTTGGAGGCATCCCGAAGACGTACCGACGCATCAGGATTTCCCGCTGATGCTTGGGCAGTCGGTTGAGGGCTATCGACGCATCGAGTCGGGCAGAGACGAGATTGTCAGTGATGCGGCAGGACAAGAGATCGTCTTGCTTGCCCAGCATTCCGCCTAGCTCGTCGTCCGAGTAGATGAAGGTGGCAAGGGCCAACTTCGCCTCATCCGGGGTGTAGTAGTAATTGCCATCCTCAACGTCCCGTGCATCACGTTCCTTTGAGGCGTACTGGTTTCCCGCCTTCTTACAGAACGTCCAGATGAACGGATCCTCATAGTGCTGCTCGATGAGGTGACGACGCTCGTATGCGTGCAGCAAGATCGCTTGCTTAACGTCGTCCTTTTCCACGACGCTCCACGCGGATGCAATAGACCGTGCGGTCTTGTCTGCGATCTCAGCCACGTGAGCCCAGTCGATCTCAGTCACGTGGTCTCCCCCTTCTTTACAAAGCGCCCCCCAGCGCCTCGAACGATCTTTCCGTACCGCGTTCCCTCGACGACGAATGAGCCGTCCCGACGGATATCAACCGGGTACGGGGATACCTCGTGGTCCCCGACGTACAGAATGCCGAAGCCGCTCTGCCAGTTGGCCACGGCACCAGGGCCCAGGTATTGAGCCTTCCGCGGATCCATGATGTGGCCGACCTCAAAGCCCCACCGCATTCCCCCGAGATGCGATGCGCCGTGCCGGCGGACGCCCAGGCGGTGAGTGTGGCCCATGACGAGATTCATGGTTGCCTTGCTCGCATGACCATAGGCAGTGGTCCCCGCAATGCTCGACATTCCCTTGATCTCGTGCCCGTGGATGAGAGCCGTATCAGGCCCCACCTTGTGGAACGGTGGGGTCAGGTCGATACCGAAGGCGTCGAAGTCCAGGAGCTTGGAGAAGTGGAAGTCATCCGCGTACTCAGCTAGGGCCGGTGCCTTAGCGCTGAGGTACGTTCGGGGCCGAAGGTCGTGGTTACCTTCCAGGATTCCGAAGGGGCCGTCATAGACGGCCCGAATCGGCTCTAGGACCCGCTTCTTCGTGACATCCGAGTCACTACGAACCTGCTGCCTGTACTCGAACCGAGTCCCCTCGTTCCAGCGGCTTGGGGTCTCGTAGTCGTTGAGATCCCCGATCTGATATAGCTCGTCGGGCTGATAGTCCCCGATGAAGCTGATCAGATTGTTCAGAGCCTTCGGGTCGTGGTACGGGACCTGAAGATCCGAGATAACAACTACGCGCTTCAAATGGTCTCCCCCGTAGCCTTAGCGAAGGACAGCCCCCACGGCGTACCGCTGTCCTGGTACATCTGCATGCTGTTGAACTTCTCGATCGTCTTGCGCGAAAGGCCAGGGAAGAACAGCTTTACCAACGAGTAGGCGGTAACCCCCTCATGCTCCGCGAGCGTTTTCAGCGGGACGCCAAGGCGGTTGAGGGCCACGCCTATTGCACAGCCAGGTGCGACAAACGCACCGTCCTCATCGGCATGGGCGTAGTAGCAGGACGGGTCATCGCCGTCCAGGTCATCCTTCATGTGGTCGGGCGCCGAATAGACGTACTCGGGCCGCTCCGCGACGACTTCCCGGAGGACGGTGAGGGCTCGCTCATCCGTGATCTCTGCAACGTCGGTCATCGGTTCTCCCCGTTCTTGAAGCACTTCGGATCGTCGATTACGGCGATGGCCTTTCCGGCCTTGCCGCCACCTCTGGTAGTAAAGACTCGGTGCCCGAACCCATCGCACTTGTCAGCGAAGTTGGCAAAGCCATCGGGCATTGAGTGAATGCGAGCCGGGCCGTCGTCCTTGTACTGCACAGGAGCGTCGTTCCACTCCTCAGTCACGGAACTGCACCCGGAAAGAGAAAGGGCCGCTATAGCGGCCCCGGCAGCAATGATGGCGCGTTTCATCGCGAGGTCCTCACCCGATCAATTTCCCGCTGGATGTACCAAGCGGCCTTCTGGAGGTCTTCCAGCTCCGTCGACTTGAACTTTCGACCAGCGCGGCAGAGGTACTTGACCGCGTTGCCTCGGTTGAAGCACAGGTGTTCCGTGAGGTCGATGACCTCAATGCCGTTCGGCAACCACGTGTAATGCGCCGGGTGCTCAACTGCCGTGGCCTTTACGTCCTCGGCGGGAGCCTCAAGCGGCGTGATCTCGTCCTCGGCCATGTTGAGGAACTTGGGCTTTCCGCCCACGTACACCTTCACCCCGTACGGGTAAGGGGCAGTGGTGTGGGAATTAACGGAGTAGACGACACCCCGGTACCCCCCATGGTCACGTGCGGTCACTCGAATCTTGTCACCGGCTTTGAACTTCACAGCCCGATCCGTTCTCTTAGGGCCTGCATGCCCTGGCTGATCAGGACCGCGTTCGAGTCCTGCTTATCCGACATTTCAATGACCTTGGCGTTCGACAGATCCGCTGCCAGCCCATCCATAAACGTGAGGCCGGGTCCGTCCTCTGCAATGAGGTAGACGGTTTCGTACCCGAGAAGGGCAGGCGTCCAATACTTTCGCCACGTCCCTGTTCCGGGGGCCCCTACGCAGGGGATGCCGGCATACGCCCAGGACATCGTGTCGAACTCGCCCTCTACCACCACAAGGACGGGACTGGGCTCGATCAATGCGTTCGTATTGAAGAGCCGCGGTGGGTCGCCTGGAAGGCTGTTGAACTTTGCGTGATTGAACTCCTCGTGTCGCTCCTTCTCGCCCTTCTGGAAGAAGTAGTAACCATCAGAGTCCTTAACGCACCTGTCGGCTACACAGCGGAATCGGCAGGTGGCAACGCCGTCTTCTCCGCCCGCAGGGCGCATGTACGGGAGGCAGAGACTTCCCGTGTAGCGCTCATGTCCAGGTTGAGCCGAACGGACGTAGCCCAGGCCGAAGCTGCCTGCGATTTCGCCCAGACCCCGAGCCGTTATGTATGCCTCTCCCGGACTTCCCTGGTACGTCTGGTGGTAGATCTTGGCTATCTCCACCGAATTCGGCACGTGCGAATTCTTGGGCTTCAAGGAAGCCACAGTTCCTCTCCCTCATAATCACGGCATAGCTGTCTTCGCTGAGGTTGCAGACGAAGCAGTTCCAGCGGTTGCCGTCCACGTCGACGGAGGCTGACGGGTTGGAGTCAGCATGAAGGGGACAACAGACTTTCTGTCGTCCCCTTGATGCCGTGACATCTAGCCCGTAGAAATGCGCCAGGACCCTAGCGATTGCTGGCTTCGGCGGGCTGTTTCTGTTCACCGATACGCCTTACGGTCACCGGAAAGTCGTACTTGCGGGCTGCGGCCTGCCACATGTAGTAATTGCCGCGCCAGTTGCGGGAGAACGACGGGTCAGACCCCGTGTGGGTGTCGCTCACGTCAGTAAGCGCGGTAGGGGGTGCGCGGTACGGCCGTCCACCGCAGAGAGCCGGACAGGCGCTTTGCTTCCTTGCTGGTGTCCACACCGGCCTTGGCGAGAGCCCAGTACGCGGCATCGGTGTGCTTTCGCGGGGTGTCCTCCGTCGAGCCCGAAACGCTGCCCAGGAGGGCGCCCAGCGCCTCGGCCTCCGCCTTGGTGAGCGTCAGGGTGTATCCCGTCTGCTTCTCGACCTTCGTGACCGGCTTCTCAATGGTGGTGCTCTTGGCCTCAGCCATTTTCATTCCCCTTGTCGAATGTGTGTCTCGGGCCGAGAACTCTCCAGGCCGGATAGTCCTCTAGGTAATCCGCTGCGCGGCGTAGAACCTCAGGACGGTCCCTAGCCCCTCTCGCTAGGAGTTGTCCGTTGCAGCGGGCACAAAGAAGGCCGCGAATCGCTTCTGTCTTGTGACAGTGGTCCACGGCCAGGTTGGTTTTGCGGGTCTCTCGGCAGATGGCGCATTTGCCGTCCTGAGCTTCAAAGAGGCGCTGGTAATCCTCTGCGGTGAGCCCGTAGGTTGCCAGAATGCGCGTGTTGCGTGATGCCTGCCTGCGGGTGCCTTTGCGGCAGGAAGAACAGACCTTCCCCCGAGAGGAGGTGTAGAACCTCTCAGCTCTGTTCTTCCCGCACTTCGTGCACTCGCGGAGCCCCTTTCGGGGTGCAGCCATTAGACCCCCGTCCTGATGGCTGACTCCAGCTGCCTCATTTCCTTGAGCTGGGTGTTCTCGTCCACGATGGCGAAGAGGTTGAACAGCGGAATTGCCGCCGTCATCCTGCGTCCCCGGAAGTCGATGACAGCTGTCTTGACTCCGCCGTTGCCGGCGCCGATGAGGACCCTGGAGAGCTGGAAGAGATTCAGGGTCCTCGGGTTGTCGATCTCAATCACGATGGCAACACCATCGGTGTCCACCCCCGAGAGGTCGAGGTGCGGGAAGCGGGACGCAAGGGCGAACCCGAACTCTCGCTCCGCCTTGAACCCGCCCCTGATTCCCCGAACCACTGCCGTGCTTTCCATTTTGAACGTACGCCCTTCGATCACAGGAGGCAACTTATTAAGCAGCAAAAGAACCCGGAAGCTCCTCGTCAAGCTCCTCCAGCCGCAGGTTAGAGCGGTTGAGTCGGAAGCTTGCGAAGGTCCCCCCGGAGGAGTCTTCGAATCCCTCACGGTTTTTGACCGGAGATGCGTGGAGAATCCGGCTGTTCATGCCGTCAACTTCTTTGTGAATGGTCAGGATGAGCGACGGTACCCGGTGAACCTTTCCCTTGACTCCGCTCAGCGGAATCGGGTTCAAGCCGTCCGAGTGTTCGCCAGTCACATGATGCAGTCCGAGCACGTGAGCGCAAGTCTCACGGGCCATTTCGGAGAGATACTCACACAGGCCCTCAAGCCCAAACGTATAGCTCTCAGCGTCCCCCACGGCCCCCGTGTCGACGTTGGTTATGTTGTCGACCACCAGGAGATGAGGAGTGCACCCATACACCTCTAGATAGCACAGGAGGTGCATCTCGATCTCCGCCTGACTAGGTCGGGCAGAGAAGTTGAACCGCGTCCACCAGCGCTTTCCCAAAGCATCTTCATACTCGGAGAAGTCGCCGTGCAACAGCGATTCCTTTACGGTCTTGGCATCATCCCCGGTAACCATGGCCGTAGCCCTGGCCACCTGAGTTGCCGCACTGGAGTCAGCCGAGAAGTACATCACTGGCACGTTTGCCGACATGGTCAGGAAGAGCGCAAACAAGCTCTTTCCCGTGCCAGGCCCGGCGACAACCAGCGAAAGTTCCGACCTCCGGAACTCAACCTCTAGGCGCTTCAACGACTTGAACGGATTGGGGATCGGCTCGCCAGCAGCTCCCCGGATCCCTACCGACTGAACTAGGGAGAACAACAGCTCACCTTCCCCGCCTCCATCACAGGAGGCAACTTACTCGGGCGAAAAAAGGACCCTTGAGGGCCCTGTCCTTCTGCTTCCAGCATATGCCAGGAGCACTCTCCTGGACAACACAGTTTCATCCGCGCCTCGACGAACAGGCGTGGGAAACGTCGCAGAACCGGCAGTGAAACCCGGGCTTGGCGGGGAAGTTCCCCGCCTTCACGCCCTGGTCCAGCTCCACGAAGCGCGCCGCAACGGCTTCCTCGGTGACCTCGGTCAGGTCGACGGGCTTTGACGGCTTGCCAGTCTTCGCCATGTACCAATCGGCGTCGTTGACTTCCACCCCCAGGACCTTCCGCGCCAGTACGCCGTAGGTCTGAAGCTGGAACTTGCTCTTCGTGCTGCCTGTCTTGAGGTCACGCACCTTCACCGTGCCGTCAGGCTTGCCGAGAAGCTGATCCACGTAGCCCTGCACGGCCACGCCACCGATCTCGGCCGACAGGTGCAGCTCGATGCCCGGCTTGCCGGCGGGGTCCTTCCAGATCTCGGGACGGTTCTCCTCGGCCCACCGAACGTAGGCCCGAGTCTGCTCCATCCCAAGGACGTACCGGGACTCAATATCTGACTGACCATCGGTGCCGGCGGTCATCCAGTGATCCAGGTTGGGTTCCTCAAGCAGGCTCTTATTCACCCTCGACGTGTAGTCCTGGTGGAAGAGCTCTGCCGCCTGATCCGCGGTGAGCTTTCGCCCACCTTCCTCGTACGTTTCTATGGCCGAGTGAAATGCCGACCCCTGATGAGACCAAGCAGCGGGCCGGGGGATGACCCTCCGAACCCGCTGTAGCTCGTACTGGTGTGGGCACTTGTCATATTGCTCCGCCTGTGACACCGAGCGTGTCATTGCGGCGACCTTAGCGAATCTGTCAGTCAATGTACTCCCATTCAGAGCGGAAGGCCGGGTGCACCAAATGCACCTGGAAACTGTTGGAGAAGGGGAACTGCCTGTGAGGGTGACCGTAGGAGTCTGATTCCACAACCCGATTACGCCAGTTCGCCATGAGTTCCATGTCGAGCCTCTCCAGTGCAGAGAAGTCCTCGGGGAACAGAATGTCCGCTTCCGTCACGATGAAGTAGGACCCGGCCGTGAGCGTGGCCACCCGCACGATGCGGAGCGCTTCCGAGGCGTACACGTCCGCCCGCATGACCGGTCGAGCCGCCCCCATCACTCTTCGCAGCTCCGTGCGCGTCTGCCAACGACTCGATACGGCCCCCATGACCATCAACACACACGCTCCCCGCCCCGGATCTGATGTACCCGAACGCCTGTGCGACAGACCGTCCGTGAGAAGAGCGTACGCGGTCGAGAGTGTGGAGAAGGTGTGAAAATTGCTGTGCCGTGGATCACAGTTGATCTTTGCGCTTGACGTACAACCAAAAATGGCCCGTGCAGGTCAAACCTGCTCGGGCCTTGCAGTCGTGACGATCTTGTCAGGTTGCCGCGTCAGCGTCCTGAGCTGTGGGCAAGTGGAACAGGGCGGTCCGTTCGTCCTGCGGGACACCCTCGGGCCACCGGACAACGAGTGATCCATCTCGCTCCGGATCTCGCGGCACATAGTGCGCCCCCTGGACGTCATCCAGGTTGAGCACCTCTCCGTTTTGAACATGATTCAAGAAGGCCCTGAGTGCAGCTCTGGACCTAGGCGAGACCTCTGCGCCCATCCGCTCCCGCAGGAGGGCACGCAGCCCCACATAAGGCTGCTGTCGCCACAGCTTCGCCTTCGCCGGGTGATTGGCGACATCCCAGGGAAGAACAGCAGTCACGTCCTGGAGAGGGCCTCTGCGGTACTCACCCATATCGTTAAACCGCTTAGTGACGGCCTGTCGGCTAACGCCATACTTCTTAGCGATTTCGCTATGCGTCAGACCGGCCGCTTCCAGCTTCAGAAGCTCCGCATTGTCCGGAAGAATCGGCCGTCTCATTTTCCCTATCTCCGTTCAACTGCTTTAAAGTTCAGCTACCTCCAGCGGGAGGCGCGCGGAGAGTGAGCCGCACTCTACCGGCTCGGCCAAGGAGGCTGCACTGTTTAGCGAGACAGGTGTGATCTAGGTCTCAGCGTTACCTCTTCGTGTCCAGGATGCCCACTCAGGACACGTACATACTTAGTGAGACTGAAAGACAGCCACACTAGTTTCAAAGGTTTCTTGAGTAACTCAGTTCCTACTCAGAGTGACAGACTCCTGTTACTTCCCATAGAGGAGTCCCTCATTCCTCTTCCTGAAGTCTTCCCTTCTGTTGAGTCTCCCTGATGGCCCCACGGCCCAGGTTTGAGAGCCAGTAGGGACAGGTGGCCCCGGCGCCAGACTAGAAGCCTCCGGGGCCACCCCAGCCGTTCAACGTGTGTCAACTTAGCCTTACCTAACCTAGAAGGCTACTCTCTGCGAGTAGTCGGTTTTCGAACACCTAAGCGAATAGAGGTGTGGCTCATGCCCCGAGCGGCATCCATTTGCCTCGTGGGGGGCTGCACGAAGAGAACCAGCCACGCGGGACGCTGTGTTGAACACGCGCCCAGTAATCGACCCTGGTCTCGTAAGAGTGCGAGGAACCAGCACAGGGACCCCAAGTGGGAACGGCATGTGAGGCCGCGGGCCCTTGCTCGTGACGGCTTCGCCTGTGTCCGCTGCGGTGAGCGTGAGGCCCTGGAGGTCGATCACGTGGTGCCCATCGCCAAGGGCGGTACCTGGACGCTCGACAACGCACAGACCTTGTGCCGGCGGTGCCACCAGGCCAAGACGGCAGAGGACAGACGGCAGTAAGCAATGGCCATTAGCTCAGTCGGGGAAGAGCAACGCTCTGATAAAGCGTAGGTCCCTGGTTCAAATCCGGGATGGTCAACGAGAGGTGTTCCTTCGCTAGGAACTTAATGGGGGATAGTCGCGGCCCTCGCCTCATCCAGTAGTGGGGTAGCTCCCCTGGTTCTGAAACTCGCCCTGATCAGGTGACGGAGGAACCGCGCGTTTCGTCTAGTGGCTCAGGACTCCCCCACGCAAGGGGGTAACACGGGTTCGAATCCCGTAACGCGCCCTCATGCTCTCTTAGTTCAGTGGTCAGAACACCGCCCTGTCGAGGCGGATGCCACCGGTTCGAGTCCGGTAGGGAGCGCTTGGAGCTGGGAAGCATGTGCGGTCCGGGACCAGCGGTGAACCCGCGTGAGAGTCCCAGCGGGGGCATGCAAGGTACGGAGTGGTTTCCGCACCACAACAATGACACGTAGCTCAATGGCAGAGCAGGGCACTGTTAATGCGCGGGTTGCTGGTTCGAGTCCAGCCGTGTCAGCTAGGCATGATCTCACTAGACACGGTGTCAGAGTCTCTTCAGTACATCAGGAAAGAGGACATTGGCGTCGATCTCTCTGTAATGAGAAACGCACGAAAGCCTGGCAAGCTGAGCCTTTACTCCCGCCCTGAAATCCCTCTGCTCCAGCTCACCATGCCAGCCCCACGAGAGCGCCATATCCAAACAATCCCCTTTACTGAGGAACCCCATGAGGCACTTGGTAAATACATCACGCCAACCCCCGTACCCCACCACGACAACGTAGTTTCCCTGGAGCCGTCTTTCAAGCGAAGAGGCCAGTCTCGTTCTCGTGCGTGACAACTGATACTGCGTATGCAGGGTTTCCCCCTGTCGCCAATATCCGTGCACGTGGATCACATTGATTGCGGAATGCTGAAGGGAGGGAGGTATTCTCCCATCAGTGGAGTCCATGCACTGTACGTCGCACTGCCCCCCTGCCTGTTGAACGGAAAGCTCAATGAGCGGATCAAAATTTGTGGTGATAACTGGGCCACTTTTTCCGGCAGCTTTTATTCCAGTCAGGACGCGGCCAAAGGCTTTAACCCCTTCAGGCAGCTTCCAGGCAGCCGACGTCTCCAGATCCTCAAGGGCGACTTCGTTCATCACGAGACGCCGCGCTTCCTCCCGCGTCAACTCCCCGAGAACGTCACGCTGACAGGCCCGAAGAACACCAATGCGAATTATTTCATTCAGCCGCTCATGACCCCTGCTGCCTTGAATGAAAGAAGCCGCCCTCTGATATTTCACGGATGACAAGTGATCATCTACGGCCATGTCGAATGCTTCGAAGGCTTTAACGAGGCCACCGACACGCGTCGTGTCATCTAGACTCGCACGCATGGCATGAATGTATTCAGCGACATCCGGGATCGACGGTCGCGTAAGACCGGAACCCACGACAAAGGCGATCTTCCTGTCTGATCCAGGTCCGATCCTGTAGATCAGCTGTTCAGCCAGACGGTCAGCATCGTAAATCTCGATCATTGAGCACCCCTCATTTGAGGATCGCCTTAGGGCGTCTCTGCGAAGAGGATGTCGCTCTTTGTTGATCATACAGGCCGGATGAGCTTCATGCATCTCCGGTTCTGCTGACAATGGGACGTAGCTCAATTGGTAGAGCACCGGTCTCCAAAACCGGACGATGTTGGTTCGAATCCAACCGGCTCAGCAAGGCCCGAAAATAGCGCCCTGACCGGCGCAACGATAGGGCTAGGGGAAGCTCACGAGCGAGCACCCGCCCGAGTACCTAGGGCTAGTCACCCGATGGGAAACGGCGGCGGACCGGTGCAAGTCCGGTACCCGACCTCTGGTCGTAGCTCAGTAGGCAGAGCGCCGCATTTGGGATGCGGAGGCCGCAGGTTCGAGACCTGCCGACTAGACCACCACCAGGCCCCCGAGGAGGGGCCTTCTTTGTTGTTACCTCAGGGAAGTGATGCAGCAATGTTCGAGCGCCAGGAGGAGCCCGAGGGCCCTCGTCTCCGGACGGCGGATGAGCCCAACCGGGCGGAGCGAAACCGGAGTTGGCGCCAAGACGCCCTCTTCGAGCTGGAAGAGCTTGGAGAGCTGTACGGCGTTGATGTATCGGCGGTCCGCCTGTGACCAGAGGACCAGCCCCCAAGGAGAACGCACAGCGGCGCAACGTCCACCCCGGAGCACAGAGCTTGCCGGCGGACGCACGGCCAGGGCGCGAGCTGCCCAAGGCACTCGGCGTCACCACCGGTGGAGCCCGCCGGTTCTGGAGGACCTGGAGCCACGCACCCCAGACAGCCGCTTGGACTGAGACGGACTGGGCTGAGCTTGAGCTCACTACGAAGCTCGTCGACGGCCTGTTTCTCGGTGACCTGAAGCTAGCCGGTGAGATCCGGCAGCGAGTTGCCAAGTGGGGCGCCACGGTCGAGGACCGCGCCCGACTCCGAATGACATTTGAGAAGACCAATGACAACGAGCCCGAGGCGCCCTCTGAGGCCCCTCCGGAGGTCGACATGGACGAGGAGCTTTACAAGCTGCTGAACGGCTCCTAGATAGGCGGTGATCCTTGCAGACAGGCAACCTGCCCGCAGGGGTCCCGAAGCCCACTGAGACTCTCGGATACCAAGTCATCCGCTGGGCCTCCAAGTTCATCGTCCAGCCAGATGGAGACAGGGCCGGTGAGCCCTGGCAGTTCACCCCGGAACAGCTCCGCTTCGTTCTGTGGTTCTACGCCATCAAGCCGGACGGGACTTGGAAGTACAGCGCTGCCACTCTTCGCCGTGCGAAGGGTTGGGGGAAGACTCCCCTCCTGGCCGCTCTCGCGATCGTTGAGTTCCTCGGCCCTTGCCGCTTCTCTCACTTCGATGCTTTCGGCCTCCCTGTCGGGAAGCCTGTCCCCCTGCCTGTCGTGCAGGTCGGTGCTACTGCGCTCGACCAGACGGAACAGACGATGGACATGATCCGAGGCATGCTCTCGGAGTCTCCGGCCGAAGCGGTGTACGGCCTGGACATCGGCAAGATGGTCGTCCAGTTCAAGAGCGGCAAGCCCGGCTCCATCAAGCCGAAGGCAACCGCCGGCAGGACCAACGAGGGCAACAGACCCACGTTTGCTCTGATGGATGAGGTCCACCACTGGGTTGGCTCCAACGGAGGCCCGGACTTCTACCAGACAATCAAGCGCAACATCGAGAAGACGACCAAGGCAGGTTCTCGCTGGGTCTGCACCACGAACGCGTACAACCCCAACGAGGACAGTGTTGCCCAGATCATCCATGAGTCAGAGATGGTCGCTCAGGGCTATTGGCTGTACGACTGCCTTGAGGGCTCCATTGCCCTTGAGGACATCCGAGACGCTGACGCGGTTCGAGCCGCCCTCACAGAGGCGTACGGAGACGCGAGTTGGGCCGACATCGAGGGCCTTACCCGAACGGTCCTCTACGACCGCACGACCCCGGACAGCACGTATTGCCGCTTCTTCTTCAACCAGATCGCTGAGTCTTCAGACGGCTGGATGAGTAAGAGCGAGTGGGACTCTTGCTTTGAGGATGACGACCCGATCAAGCCCGGCGATCAGATAGCCATCGGCTTTGATGGATCGATCCGCGGTGACGCAACGGGCCTTGTCGGCGTCCGACTTCGTGACGCCAAGCTCTTTATCCTCGGTCTTTGGGAGCGTCCTGAGCACGCTAATGATGACTGGGAAGTCGATGTTCTCTCTGTAGAGGCCGCTGTCAATGCCGCCTTCAAGACGTACCGGGTGGCCTGGATGTATGCCGACCCTCCGTACTGGCAAGAGGCCATCGGCCGTTGGGCCATTGAGCACGGAGACGACACAGTCTTTGAGTTCTGGACCAATAAGCCGACCAGGATGGTTCAGGCCGTGGAGAGATTCCGAACGGCCGCCATGGTCGGCGATTTGAGGCACGACGGGGACCATCGCCTTACTCGGCATGTCCTGAACGCCGTGACTCGTGAAGTACCTCAGGGGCTCCTCATTCAGAAGGACTCCCCCCGATCCAAAAGGAAGATCGACCTTGCCGTATGCGCCGTGCTCGCCCTGGAGGCGAGGGCAGACGCCATCGCTGATGGCCGTATGCAGATCCGGAGGTCCCGAGTAGTGGGGTGGTAGCCATTGGCCGATATTGAAGTTGGGTCTCCACCCAATACGCCTTCAGGCTGGGTCGACTGGCTACACAGCAAGCTACTCAGGCGCCGGACCTATCTACGGTTCTGTTCGGACTATTACGACGGCAAGCATCAGAAGATGGTGTTCGCTCAGGCCAAGTATCAAAGCGAGTTCGGCCGGATCTTTGATGGCTGGTCGGACAACTTCTGTGGCCTCATCGTCGACTCAGTGAATGAGCGCATGTTCATTGACGGGTTTCAGATGACTGATGAGCCCGGAGGGGACAAGGACGCTCGGGAGATCTGGCAGCGCAACCACCTCGACGCCGAGTCGAACGCGGCCCACCTGGACGCCATGATTCATGGAGTCTCGTACGCGATCGTCTGGGCCGATGCCGGCGGAGAGCCGACCATCAGCATCGAGAGCGCTGAGAACGTGGTTGTCCAGTACAAGCCTGGTAGCCGCTGGGACATCGAGGCCGCAGCGAAGTTCTACACGGACGACTGGGGACGCGAGTTCGTCACGCTCTGGTGGAACGGCCGGGTCTACACCGGTACGGGCCTCACAGGAGCTTGGGGCGACTACACCGAGAAGCCCAACCCTCTGGGTGAGCCTCCCGTGGTTCCGATCCCCAACCGGTCCCGCCTCACGGGCCCTCAGATCTCTGACCTTTCCATCATCATCCCTCTGGCTGACGCGATCAATAAGACCGTGGCGGATGCCCTGGTTGCATCCGAGTACGCGGCATGGCCACAGAGGTACGTGACTGGCCTGGAGATCCAGGAGGACGAACAGGGCCGTCCCATCGAGCCGTACAAGGTTGCGGTGGACAAGCTTCTTCAGGCCGAAAGTCCTGATGTCAAGTTCGGCCAGTTCGAGGCCGCAGACCTTAAGAATTACGTGAATCTCGTCAACATGCTGGTACAGCACATGGCGAGTATCAGCCGTATCCCATTCCACTACTTCCTGCTGAATGGCGGTACAGCGCCGTCTGGCGAGTCCATCACCTCTGCGGAGGCTGGCCTTATCGCCAAGACGCGAGAGCGGATGTTGCACTTCGGAGAGGCGTGGGAGCGCGTAATGCGCCTGGCCTTTCAGGTCATGGGCGACAAGAGGGCCGATGCCTTTGGGGCTGAGGTCATCTGGCGCGACCCGGAGAACCGAACCGAAGCACAGCACATGGACGCACTTCTCAAGCGCCAGTTGCTTGGTGCTCCAAGAGATCAGCTCCTTCTCGACTCGGGTTACACCCCGCAGCAGATCGAGCGCTTCCGCTCCATGCGGGAGCAAGACGCCAAGGACGCAATGGAACTGGCGAAGAAGTACCCGGCTCCAATGCCGGAAAAGCCCAATGACCCAAAGGCCAACGAGAAGGAAGCCCGTAAGGCCCCACAGGGTAATTCAGGGAACGCAGCCCGTAAGGCCGCGTAACCACCACTCGCTTAAGGACGGCTCCCGCAATGGGGGCCTTTTTTGATGCCACCGAAATGGAAGGCTCCCATGGACGACACCAAGAACAACCAGCCCGACCCGCAGAACACCCCCGACCCAAAGACCTCTGAGGGCGTGCCCGATGTGGCAGCCCTTCAGGCAGACGTCGAGCGGTGGAAGGCCCTTTCTCGGCAGAACGAGAAGAACTTTAACGATGCTCGCACCGAGCTGACTCAGCTCCGGGAAGCGTCCATGACGGACGCAGAGAAGGCCATTGAGAACGCTAAGGCTGAGGCGCGTAATGCGGCTCTCTCCGAGGTCGGTACTCGACTGGTCGACGCTGAGCTTCGCGTTCAGGCCGCTACTGCGGGCGTGACTCTGCCTAGCCCGGAATTCCTCAACACCGGCGCCTTTCTCGGCGCTGACGGTGGAGTGAACACCGAGGCCATTACGGCGTTTGTGTCGTCCCTCCCCAAGCCGTCCAACTCCCCCGAATTTGCCCAGGGGATTGGCCTTGGCCGTCAGGGCGATTCCGGCTCCTACAACGCCGGACAGATCGGCCGTGACGCCCTTACTCGAATGTCCCCCCAGGAGATCGCTGCTGCCCGTAAGGCGGGAAAGCTCGACGCGCTTATGCGGGGGGACCTCTGACACATGAGGTAGCCCATGACTTTTACCACTCAGGCCGGTAACAACCCTGGTGCCGGTGCACTTCAGGCCGCAGGCGGCCATTTCATCCCCGAGATTTGGACGTCTCAGCTCCTTGAGGACCTGGACGACAATCTTGTTCTCGGTTCCCCGGAGATCGTAAATCGCCAGTATGAGGGCGAGTTCCGGCGAGAGGGCGACGTTGTTCGGATCCCTCACTTCGTCGACACCGTGACTGACAAGGGCATCGTCAAGGCGTATGGGTCCATCGGTACGGCGGACCACGCGGCCCTTGAGTACATCAAGATGACTGTTGCGAAGGGTTCGAGCTTCCACCTGGAGCTTGACAACCTCCACCAGCTCCAGACGAAGACCGGTATCGACCTCATGTCGAACCTGGTCAAGCAGCGTGCTCGCACTCTGGCGAACACGATGGACTCGCTCATTGCCAAGACGATCCTTGCGGCCGTTGCCGGCAAGGACCTGAACGGCACTGAGGACCGCAACGCGACCGTTTCGGGTCTGCCTGCCCTGCACGGCAAGATCGACGCCGTTGTTGACGGGGACTTCACTGCGGGTGTCGACATCTCCGTGTACGACTTCGTTGTGTCCATGCTTGAGAAGCTGGACATCAAGGGCGCTCCGCAGGACCGCTTCCTCTTCATCTCGCCGAAGCTTCGTTCCGCGCTTCTGCGTGACCCGAAGTTCATCGACGCGTCCCACTTCGGTGGTGGCGCTGTGATGCCAACTGGCGTCATCGGCACCATTCTTGGCGTCCCGGTCCGGGTTGCGAACACCCTGGGTTCTCACACCCGCCCGACTGAGAAGCTCGTCAAGAACCGTCACACCGACTTCAGCTCGGTGGACATGTTCATGGGCTCTACGGCTGCGGTGTCGCTCATCGTCCCGTTCGCGGAGATGCAGGCTTACCAGCCTGAGGTGAAGTTCACCAACGCCATCAAGAGCCGCGTCATCTACGACGCGAAGGTGATTCGTCCTGAGCAGCTCGTTGTGGCGCAGAGCGTCACGTCTCTGATCACGACCCACAACGCGGCGTAAGAGCGGCAGGGCCTCGGAGTGCGTCCACCCCGAGGCCCTTGGTTCCTACTGATAATTGAGGCAGCTAGCGCCTTGCCGCTACCTTGACCGAATAGATGACACCGACAATTGTTAGCCCAAGCATGGAGACAGCGATAAATACCTCTCCAGCGGATTTCAGTGCATCCATGACGCCTGTCCCCGTGGAGGTCTCAATCAGTGCCCACACAAGTGCTGCAATGAGAGATGCGGTCAGTGCAACCCAAACGGCACGCACCACCGACTGACTAATGTCGTCTGCGGTAACGGTATTTCTGGTCATAGCGGATTCTCCTTGTAGTCATCAACGGCATCACTTCTCCTTCTTTTGGCGAATAAAATTAACTTGGCCATGCACTGACGTCCTTAGCGCGTTCCACGGTGCGCCAAAACACCGAGCTTCGCAGGGGGCCAGCACACCGACAGGGTGCGCCCAGGGCTAGCTGAGCGCCCCCACTTCGCCGCGCCTTCCGTTCATGGTGTTCCCCTTTCGGATCATGTGGACGAGCTTGCCCCCATCACGCCCGTCGGCAGGGGCAGACGCCGCCATCTAGCGCCGTCACTCGGTGTGGCAGACGTAGCCCACCACCCATTAGTTCCCCTGCACCACCCCGTTCACCCGATCCGCACCAACCCGAGGAGGCGCCTATGCCTCTGGCAATCTCTGATGATGTGTCAGCCCGTCTCGGGCGGCCCCTTGAACCTGATGAACTCCCCCGAGTAACCGCCTTCTTGGCCGACGTGTCAGCCCTTGTTGAGGACTACTGCGGCCGAGACTTGGACAGACGGAGCGGCCAGAGCATCACCCTCTATCCCGAGGGTGGCTGTGTCCTCTCCGTACCCGCCCGGTATCAGACCTTCCTCACTGTCTCTGCCGTCCAGCAGGACGGCCAGGAGGTCACTGACTGGACCTTCAACGGCCGTCAGCTGAACCGTGACGCCGACTGGGGCGAATCCGCGGTGACCCTCACAGCCGCTTGGGGCTATGAGGTACCTCCCGCTTCGCTCAAGGCTCTTGCGTGCTCTGAGGTCATCCGATGGGTTGCACTCTCCCCTGGTGTGGGGCGTGAACGCGTCGGAGAGGTCGAGGTTGAGTTCTCCTCTCCCAGCTCTGCTCAGACTCTCTCCTCGGCCACCAGGACCAGCCTCGCGCCCTACAGGCGTCGGGGCGCCGGATCCCTGCCGCTCCGTAGAGAAGGCCCTTCCCTCGACCTGAGGGGGCCTGATGTTCTCCATGGTTGATCCAGCGGAGGTCTGGCGGGCCTCCACACAGGTCAAGAACGCGTACACCAGTCGTCCCGACTGGGACCAGGCCCTCAAGGTCTGGGAAGGCCGGGCCTCTGTGCAGCCTGACAAGACGTACGAGAGCTTTAGCCCTGCCCGTGACCAGTCTCAGGAACGGCTTACAGCCTTCCTCCCGTTCGGCGCCGTGGTCGCTTCCGGCGACCGGGTCAAGCTCAACAACCACATGTATGAGGTCGACGGGGAGCCTGAGCGGTGGGGCTACACCTCCCGCCGGCACCTGAAGCTCTCCCTGTGGAGGGCGCTCAAATGACTGACTCCAAGCGTGCCCGTACCAAGCTCGTTCTGCATGCGAGCTGGAAGCGCGAAGTTCTGTCGGCCCCTGGGGTCAAGGAGCTGGTGGCCAAGCACACGGGCGAACTCCTTCACCGGGCCACTGCTGATGCTCCGCGTCGAGGTCACAGCGCCCTTCCCTGGAACGCGATCAAGAAGAACCTTGAGGCATACGTACAGCTCTCCCACGAGGGTTGGTTCGGCAACGTCGTCATCGAAGACGATCCCCAGGTTCGTCACGCGATGTTGCAGGAGGAGGGGTTCACGACCCCTCAGGGCCGCAGGATCAAGGGCCGTAGGTACCTCAAGGGCGCCCTGTTGAAGATGAGGGCGGAATGAGAATCGACCCAATTGAGTTCCTGGTCACCTACCTCCAATCTGTTCAGGAGATCCCTGACGGTTCGGTACTCGGTGACCTCAACAATCACGTGACTGGCGAGACTGCCGTCTACCTGGTGCACATGGGTGGCTTCCGCGTAGTGCGGGACCGCATGGACCGGATTGACATCGAGTACGCCGCGTACTCCATGGACCGTAAGGAAGCCATCGATCTAGCGCTTCTCGTCCGGGAAAAGCTCCTTGAGGAGCTTCCTGACACTGCCGTTGGCGGTGCTCTCGTACTGGACGTGGACGAGATCGACTCTCCCAAGTACGAGCCTGACGACTCCTCGCGTGAGCACGTGTATTGCGGACAGGTGGCCATCTTCTATACCGCCGTCTGACAACCCCTCCGATCCTTAGAGGACTCGGATCGAAGCCCCCTCCCTGGGGGCTTTTTTTATGCCCCGAGGAGATCCCCATATGGCGAATGACGCTAAGAAGATTCGGTTTGCTCCCAACGGAGCCATCTATGTAGCTCCTGCCGGCGGCAGTCTCGTTGTGCCGACCGAGCTGGGCGACGGTACGACCCCGCCAACCGGATACAAGGCTCTCGGCTATGTCGATGAGGGCGGCGTGACGCTGACCCCAGCCATCGAGACGCAGCCTGTGAACGCGTGGCAGTCGGCTACTGCCGTTCTCTACAACGTGACTTCTGCGAGCTTCTCTGTGAAGGCAACCCTTCAGGAGACCAACGAGGTTACGACTGAGCTTTTCTGGGGCGCTGAGTGGGTCGAGGTCATGTCCAACGACCCGACGCCGGTTGGCACTGGCGTCTTCAAGCTCGACCTGTCGTCCACTCCGGACCTCAAGGAGCTGTCCATTGTCGTGGACTGGAATCAGGGTGCTATCCGCAGCCGCTGCGTGATCCCCCGTTCCATGATTTCGGACCGTGGCGCTATCCAGCTCTCCCGTACGGAAAACGGCAAGTACGAGCTGACCATTGAGGCGCTCGACTCTGACGGCAAGCTCGGCTACGTGCTGACCAACGACGACATCGTTGTTGGCCCCTAAGTAGTCCCCTGAGCCGGGGCAGGGCAATTTCCCCGGCACTCTCTCTCACCCCACCCAAGGAGTTCCCATGTCTACTCAGAAGAAGTCTGGTGCCCCGAACCGGAACGGCGCCAAGAAGGTTGCTGCGGCCAAGGCTGATGCGACTAATGCGGGCCTCACCTTCAAGCACCGCGGGCTCAACTTCAAGCTCCCACAGCCGAAGAACTTCCCGCTTGAAGTCCTGCTCACAGACGATGAGATCGTTGCTACTCAGCTGATCCTCGGCGAGGACCAGTGGGCCGCGTACATGGCCACCCGGCCCGATATCGAAGACTTCGGCGAGCTTGCCCGCAAGATGGGCGAGGCTCAGGGTCGGGACGACGACGCGGGAAACTGATGGCAGTCGTCCATGTCGTTCAGAACTTCCCCGATGAACTTGAAGCGGACTTGCTTGAGTTCTTCGGGGTCGATCTCCTGAACCTGTGGCGTGGGCGGCTCTCTCTTCGCCGTATCGGAGTTCTCATCAAGTCTCTGATGCACAAGCCAGGACGCTCAACTCTGCTCATGGCCATTGACGAACGCGCTAAGTGGTCCGAGCAAGACTATGTGCTCGCGCGTTGCTCTGACGCGCTTGAGCTTTCCAACTTCCTCTTCATCAAGGCCAATGCCAGCGAAGAGGACACGCATGACCTAGAAACACCTCCACCGATTCCACGGCCCGGCGAACCGGAGCCACAGCCTGAGTCACGGCCAGAGTTCAGCGATGCGCAGGAACTCACCCAATTCTTCGGGCAATTGAACAGCCTATAAGGGGGTTCCATGGCTGAAGGGCGCGGGCCGATCAAGGTCGGAACCGGATACATCGAGATCATTCCTAAGGTCCTTCAGAAGGACGTGGAGGAACTCCGCCGCAAGGTCTCAGGCGAGATGGCCAAGTTGGGTGTCTCCGCCTCCAAGGAGATTTCCAAGTCCGTGAAGGAGGGCCTTGCTGGCTTGCCGAAGGAAACGGCTAAGCAGGCGAAGAAGGCCAAGGAAGCGGTTGAGAAGGAAGCTGTCGACTCCGCTAAGACTCTGAAGAAGATCGAGAAGAAGATCACGAAGGAGTTCGGCGAGGAGGCCGCTCAGCGGTTCCGCGAGTACCGGAAGCTTGAGGAGAAGAAGCAGAAGCTTCTTGAGGAGACGTCTGCTGAGACCCGTAAGGCGCTCAAGGATGTCGTCCGCCTGGAGGAGAAGGCCAACCGCGAGCGTATGACTTCTGCGGAGCGCCTGGAGCGCGACAAGCGGAAGATCCAGGAGGCCAGCGACAAGGCCCAGCGCAAGGAAGCTGAGGCCCAGTCAAGGGCCATCACCAAGTACAACAAGATGATTGAGACGGCCTACGCGGAGAACGAGCGTAGGAAGCGGGCTGAGGCTGCCCAGACTGCCCGTGAAGAGCAGCAGTGGCGCCGGACGGTGTCTGCCGCCTACGCCGAGAACGCCAAGCGTGAGGCCGCCGCTCAGCGCGAGGCCCTGAGGCAGCAGGTAGCCGCACAGCGTGAGGCGGTTCGTCAGCAGGTTGCCGCCCTGCGGGAGCAGGCTGCGGCCCAGCGAGCGACGTTGCAGGACGGTATCTCGGCTCAGCAGCAGCACATGTTGCAGCTCCGGAATCAGATCCGGGACATCAACCGGAACATCAACACGACCAACACCACAACTCAGAGCTACTTCACCAAGACTGGCAACAGCCTGAAGAAGATGGGCACTTGGTTCGATCAGGTCGGAATGTCGATTAGCGAGGCTGGAAACATCCTCAGCACTCGCTTCCTGGCGCCTCTGGCTATGGCTGGTGCGGGCCTCACGGCTATCGGTGTTGAGAACGCGGATAAGCGACTTCTGGGGCAGCTCGGTCTTAGCTCCGCTGGGGTATCCAAGTCCGTGTCTGCGGCTCAGATGTCCAACATCCAGAACTATGCGATCGATACGCCGTTCTCGATCGATGTCATGCACGAATATCAGATGAAGCTGATTCGCTCCGTTGCTGGTGCTGACAAGAAGTGGTACAGCCCTGATGCCGGCACCAGGACGAACGCAGCCAACAAGGCTGCGGGCAAGACCACTGACCTCATCATGTCTATCGGTGACTCGATGGCCCGAGCGGGCAACCTGTCCCCACAGCAGTTCCAGCGCGCCATGTACGCGATGGACATGATCATGGACATGGACCGGGCGCCCACGAGGAACGTGAAGCAGCTCGCTGCGGCTTCCGGTATGCCAGCGTCCGAGCTGGCTCAGCTCCTCGGCTTCAAGGACGCTCAGACCATGTGGAAGGTCGTGGGTACGCCTGCCGCTAAGGGCGGTGGCGTCTCCGGCACTCAGATCATGGATGCGATGCTCAACTACTGGAACCCCGAGAAGTACAAGGGGCGCCAGAAGGGCGACGGTTCCATTGGCTCCGCTGCCTCCATGACCTCTGAGACCATCACCGGTCGCCTTCAGCAGATGAAGGAACGGGCCACTTTCGAGCTGGGCAACCTCTTCGTCAAGGAAGGCAAGGGCGGCCAGTACGAGTACACGGGCCTTGGCAAGAAGATCATGGGCGAGCGTGTACCGCAGTACGCCGAGGACAAGCACGGTCGACAGGTCCTCACGGGCTACAAGACCGAGGGCGGCATTCTCAACCAGGTTCAGGACATGGCCGTGAAGTACGGCCCCGACCTGAAGAAGTTCCTGGGGCTCTTCCTCGACTCACTGAGCAAGTTCATTTCGATGATCGACACGGCAGCCGCCTGGATCAAGGAATCCGGACTCGGTGAACTCGCGGCATCGGTAGGCAAGTTCCTCGTTAAGTGGGGTCCTCTGATCCTCGCTGTAGGGCTCCTGTCCAAGGTTCTCGGCAAGACCGTGGGCCTGGTCGGTAGGGCGTTCGCTCCCATTGCCGCAGTGGGCAGGGGGGCTGTCCGTACCTACGAGGGACAGCGGGACCTTCGTAGCCAGCGTGCAGCAGCTCGTACCGCTCGCAGGGATGCCCGCTCCTCGGGCTCCTCGCGTAGTGACGCTCGTCAGGCAGGCCGAGACGCCTACAGGCAGCAGCGCCAGACCAACCGCAACGGCGACACCCGCTCGCCCGGCAGGCGCCTCCTGGACGGCTTCATGGGACGAGACTCCCGCGAGACTGACGGACAGCGGCAGCTCCGGGCCCTTGAGGACCAGATCCGTGAGGCGCGGGAAGAGGCCAACCGGCTTCGTGACGAGCTCCGTGAAGCTAACCGTGAGTCCATGCGGCAGATCACTGCGGCTCTCGCCGGCAACGGCAACAACTCCGTGCAGGGTGCTGCGAACCAGGCTCAGAACTCGGTCAACCAGATCCAGACGCAAGCTCAGCAGGCCAACAACACGAGCCTTGCTCAGCTTCAGCAGGAGATCGACAAGGTAAAGAAGGCCGCTCAGGACGTTGTGACGGAGCTGGGCAAGGTCAAGGTAGATGTCAATTCCCTCGATGGCCAGAACCTCAACAAGGTCACTGCGGAATTCGGGCACCTGAAGTCTGCGGCGGATGAAGCTGGAAAGCAGATCACGTCTGACAACACCCGTGTGGGCAACCTGGACAAGAAGAACGTCAAGGGTGTTACCGGCTCGATCGATGACCTCCGGTCCTCTGCGAAGAAGGCAGCCGACCAGATCGGCGATGGCGCTATGTCGTCGTCCACCTCTGGCCGTACGGCGAACCTCAACAAGCGTCGACTGACGGACATCATCCACGAGTTCAAGAAGCTCACGAATGCCGCTGACGATGCTTACAAGAAGATCGGGCAGGGCACTGGGGCAGGCTCCCTTGCCGGCCGCGTGGGTCTCCTTAACGGTCGCTCGTTGAAGAAGATCACCGATGCCGTCAAGGATCTCGAAAAGGCCCTCAGGAAGGCCAAGGACGAGGGTGACGGGCTCGATGACGCTCTCGGGCGCATCGGGAAGAAGTCTCCTGGTGGTGGCGGTAGCAGCTCCGGGGGTTCTTCCAAGAAGAGGAAGAACAGGGCCCGCGGTGGTGTGATGCGGGAAACGGATGTCATGCCGGGCTATCAGCCTTGGGCAGACTCCATTCCTACGCTTCTCACTCCTGGTGAGGCTGTACTTCGCCCTGAGGTCACTAACGCCATTGGCTCCGACACCATCAACTCGTGGAATGCGCTGGCAGTGCGAGGAAAGATCTCTCGCCATGCACGGGGTACAGGTGGTGGCGGAAAGTTCGACCTTGACCAGCTCAAGGAGCTGATGGACCTTCAGAACATTTGGCCAGTCGGTACGGCCATGCTCAAGACGATGAAGCTCGACGGGACTTCTGACCCATTGGGCGGAAGCGTTCAGGGCGGCATTCTCCGCACGGGTGACCACTCCGCCGGACTCGGTGGTGTAGTCGGTGCCGAGAAGTTCAAGGGCATGTACGACTGGATGACCGAGGACGTGTTTACGCTCCTCAAGAAGGTTCCGACAGGCGTTGGCCAGATCGCCGGTATTCTCGGCGGATCCCTTTCACCGATTCTCGGAGACTACTTCTGGAATGACGTCTGGAAGGGCAAGGGCAACATCGTTGAGCGCGGAAACAGGTATCTCGGAGATGTCTTCAGCGCCAAGACCCTAGGCAAGGTCTGGGACGGCCTTTGGGGCGGAGTCGGTGACTCGCTCGGGGCTATTTGGGACACCGTAACCAACCCGATCGACACCTTTACGGACGCCTTCTCTGATGTCGGCGACATCCTTTCCGGGTCCTACAACAACATCATTGGCATGGTCCAGACGGTGAAGGAAGTCAAGGATGCCCCCGTGGCTTACGCAGGGCGGGTCTTTGACGGCTTCATGGACAACGCCAAGGAGTCGATGCCGAACACCAAGGGTCTCTTTGATTTCGACAAGGGGTCAAAGGTAAAGGCCAAGGTCCCTGACATGGGCGCCGATATGGTCGCCCCTGGAAAGGGATCAGGTGCGAAGAAGTGGGCTCCTGTTGCCGCTCAGGCGATGAGCATGCTCCATCTTCCCGGATCAGCGCTAAATACGGTCCTGTACCGAATTCAGATGGAGTCCGGGGGTAACCCGAACATCGTCAACAAATGGGATTCAAACTGGAAGGCGGGCCACCCTTCAGTTGGTCTGATGCAGGTTATCGGCCCAACCTACGGCGCCTATGCCGGACCGTTCAAGAACACGGGTCCCAAGCTGTACGGCACGTCTGTTAACCCATTGGCCAACATCTATGCGGGCCTCAACTATGCCCGAAATCGCTACGGATCCCGATGGCAGTCCATGCTTGCCGGCCACACCGGCTATGCAACGGGCACAGTGTCCGCTTCTCCTGGCCTCGCAATGGTCGGCGAGAAGGGCCGGGAACTGGTCGCATTCGGTGGGGGTGAGCGTGTCTTCAAGAACTCTGACACAGAGGCTCTCCTCAACGGAAAGAAGTACGAAATCCACATCCACGAGGCTCGCAACGAGCCAACGCCTCAGGCAGTAATGAGGGCGCTTCAGACAGCGGAGGCCCTTTACACGACCCTGTAAGGAGGCCCCATGCCAATCCCGGTTAAGGCGCCACTAGCTCCCCTGGTATCACTTCCTAAGGAGCCAGTACCCATCCGGTGGGGCCACACGAGCGTTTCTATCGTAGGGAACAACGGTCAGGGAGAGGAAATCTCCCTGACCGCCTACAACCTCCCCGCTTGGCCCTCCGTCATCATGCAGCCCGGAGCAACCGGGCTCGACATGCCAGCATTCGGCCTCTTCTCTGACGATTCCCCGAATCTGGACGGTTCCATATTCAGGTCTGCTCGGGCTACCGCACGAGAGATCATGATTCCGGTCTACCTGCACGGTATCGACCGACAGACCATCAACCAGCTTAAGCGCAAGTTCTTCCAGGCCCTCAACCCGCAGCGTGGCTACTGCCTTCTGAAGTTCACAGAGAGCGGTGGCCGTACGCGTCAGATCTCCTGCTACTACAAGGGCGGCATGGAGGGTTCCGAGGGGACCGACACATCCGGATTCACGTGGGCCAAGTACGGCCTTGCATTCACTGCAATGGATCCGTGGTTCTACCCGACGCGTTCCCAGTCAGCCCGATGGGAGTTTGGGACGGGTGACCCGCTCCTCAGCTCCACCCTGAAGTTCTTCCCCATGAGGCTCAGTGACGGCGTCATGGGTGGCCCCGGGGAATCCCTGGTCATCAACAACCCTGGTGACACGGAGGCTTGGCCCACTTGGGAGCTTCGCGGGCCCATCAAGTCCTTCACCCTTACCAGCCCGAGCGGGGACGTCATCAAGGCTTCCCCTCCTGCCGGCGGGGGTGACCTGGTCCCTGTCGGCCGCACTCTCACGATTGATACGAGGCCCGGGAAGAAGACCGTAAAGGACAACACCGGGCTCAACTACTGGTCTGCGCTAGACACTAATCCGCAGTTCTGGCCGGTTGCGCCAGGCGACACCAACGCAAGCGTTTCTGTAGTGACCGGTTCAGGTAAGGCGGCAGTAACCCTGTCCTTCTACCCCCGGTATGCGAGTTACGTATAAGGGGGACCCTTGGGCTACCGAGTGGAAGTGTTCGACAAGAACCTGAAGCGCGTAGGCGAGATCGATGAATGGATCTCCCTTGACTTCACTGTTCGGCTCTGCCAAGAGGGTATCTGGCAGCTCCTCATCAAGGACGGGACGCCTCAATCTGATCTCATCGAGAAGGGTGGGGGGATAGCCATTTGGCAGGATGGCGTTTCTAAGCCCCTGCTGAGTGGCCAGGTGGACGTGTTTCAGAAGTATTGGACCAAGGTTCAGCACACTGGGCCCGGCTCCCTCTACATCGGGGGCAAGTGTCACAACACCCTTGCCTATCGGCGCCTCGCATTCCCCGACCCTTCAAAGCCTGTCTCGCAGCAGTATCTAGCTAGACTGCCTAGCCGACTGGTCAGGAAGACGTATGCACCCACCGCCATCTACGAGGAGCTTTTCAACGCCCTTGGCGGAGGCGCCATTTCCGACCGGAGGGTAAGCGGACTCAACATGGTCGCTCCGACTGAGCCACCCTTCCCCGCCTTCCCTCTTATCGACTCTCTTAGGTTCGACGGCATCGGCGCAAAGATCGAGGAATGGTTCGCCAAGCGAAACGCGGCTTACCGATTCGTCTACAACGCCACTACGCAAAAGGTCGACCTTGAGGCCTTCTCCCCTCGCGATCTCTCGAAGAGCATCCGCTTCTCCCCGGAGCTGGGCAACCTCCGTGAGTACATCTGGACGCTTAACGCACCGAAGGTGACGAGGGCCATCGTCGGCTGTGCCGGCGAGAACCTTGACCGGTTCTACTACCAGAAGATTGATTCTGCGGCCGAGGCCGAGTGGGGCATGCAGATTGAGCAGTTCATCGACCGGCGGGACATTCAGCTAAAGGTCGACAAGGCCACGGGTAATCCCGTGAAGTCGGATGCCACTATGACAGCCGATGACGTTGACGCCGCTAAGGCGGCGTACGAGGAAGCGGCTACTAATGCCCTCGAAGAGGGCGTGATGTCGGGCAACTTCCAGATTTACCCCATCGACACAGCAGACTGCCTCTTTGGTCGAGATTACTTCGTGGGGGACATCGTGACCGTGGCCGTTGACGGCACGGAATACAGCGATGTCGTCCGAGAGGTCACTATTTCCGTTGATGACGGGGGCAACGTCCAGGACGTGAATCCCAAGATTGGGCAGCAGGGAAGCGGTGAGCCCCTGAACCTCTACAAGACCGTTTACGAGATGCAGAAGAAGCTACGCAAGCTTGAGTCTAGGATGTGATGCCCCGTGGCAGAGATCAGTTACCCGTTTAACGCGGACAATGCCGACGGTGGCACTGCGATCGTTTCTCAGACCCAGTGGCAAGCAATGGCTTCCGGATGGGTCAATGACTTCATTGACATGCGTCTCACGACCCCGGGTGAATCACTTCCGTTCACCGCAGTGATTGCGAACGGGCGGGACGTACAGATCTCGTCCGGTCGAGCGTGGGTCGGTGGCTTCTACTACCAGAACACCAGCACCAAGACCATCACCATTCCCGCGAACGCCACGACCAAGCCACGAAAGGACTTGATCGTGATTCGGGTGGACATGGCCAAGAGCGCTGTCAATATCGCTCTCCGCACCGGTACCGCTGCTGCAACTCCTGTTGAGCCAAAGCCAGCCCGCAGTGCCGGCGGCATGTGGGAGATGCCGCTGTACTGCATCGACGTCCCCGCGAGTAACGGCGCACTCGTTGCGAACCGCCGTGCGCCCTTCAACGCGGGGAGCCCGGTGGCCTTCCCCTGGAATGCGCCAGACAGCACCGCCCAACTGCCTCGGAACTCTTTCTCTCTCGACGTGGACCAGAACAACTCAGGTGGACAGACAGAGCAGTTCATAGGGCAGGACGGCTACGTAGTGTCGCGTCACCTTGGAAAGGCGCGAACCTTCACGCCTGCCCTGGTGAACGCAGGCTCGATGTCCGCCTCTCTGCGTACGGGCCGGTGGCGATGGATCGCCCCAAACACCGTGTGGTTCCAGGCGACCATTGACAACACGACCACGAAGGCTGTTGAGGCGACCGGTACCAACTGGCGGGTTGGAATCGTCCTCCCCCAGTTGGCGGGCCCCAAGGGCATTCAGGTAATGCACGGGTATCTCGCGAACCCCAACAAGAGTTCGGGCATGCCAAACATGCTGTCGGTCACGGGAACGACCACTCCGAAGTCACAGACGCTCTATCTGAGCATCCCCAACTTCAAGACACCTACCGAGGGCCTCGACGGCCTGAAGCTGTTCCCCGCTAAGTCAACTCTCTCGATCTCAGGAGTCTTTGAGTCGAATGCATTTAAGGAATAAGGAGACAGCATGGCCCGTAATCTGTTTGGTGGTACCGCCTCTGACGTTGCTGAGGACCTCTCGGGCGCCCGTGTGCCTGGCGCTACCGGGACCGTGTGGGACGGCCCCTCAGAGGAGGCAGTACAGGTAACTGACCTGCTGGACCTCGATGGAGGACCGATAGCCGCCCTCGTTGCCGACGACGACGGCATGATCCGTGGCTTCTACGGGCCGGATGCTGACAGCCCCCTAGAGCGGCTCTTCGTTGACTTCGGTGGCCCACGTGTCGCCATCCTCGCAACCGACGTTGGCGAGCGGCTCCAGGCGCACCTATCCGCGGTTGACCCTCACGACAGCAAGGCGGCTGCACTCGCCGACGTGGAGGCCCAGAAGGGCGCTCCTGGTGGCCTTGCCTCCCTTGGGTCTGACGGAGTCGTTCCCACTGACCAGGTGCCCACTGCTCTGGACTGGCTGAACGTCAAGAGCAAGGCATTCGGCGCCAAGGGCGACGGCACCACAGACGACACGGCAGCCATTCAGCGAGCCCTCAATGCCGCCGGCACCGGTGGCGTCGTCTACCTCCCGAAGGGCGTGTATCGCACGTCCGCGCCCCTCGACCTCCCCAAGGGTGTGACCCTCACGGGCTCCCACTCCAACCTGATGATTGGCCCAGGTATGGGGGACGACGATTTCCCCTGCTACATCCAGGCCCTTCCCTCGTTCACTACTGGCGCCATGATTCAGATGATCGGCGACAACGACGGCACTCACCCCGCGATCAGCGGGGAACAGCGGATCCTGAATCTGATGCTCGACGGCTCGAAGGTTGCGACAGGCAACCTCGATGGCATCTACGCCAAGGGCAACGTTCAGAACGTCGTGATGCGGGACGTCTGTGTCCGGAAGATGCCGAACAACGGGGTCATTACCGGCAGCAACGCCGGGGGTGAGTGGCCCTACTCCTGGCGTCTGCACAGTGTGATGGTCGACAACTGCCACACCAACGGTTACGTGTTCGAGCGCAACACTGACTTGACCATGATCGACTGCCAGGCAATCGGTTGTTGGGCAACGGGCTTCAAGCTCATCAACTGCGCTAACTCCACGCTGCTTACCTGCCGTTCCGAGTGGACTGGTGGGCATGGGTACTGGCTCACGGGCGACTGGGGCAACTGGCCCGGTTCCGGGTCGGCAACCCTCTCCTCGTGCTCTACCGACCGATCTGGTTGGGATGGCGTACGTATCGACGCCACGGGTAACGCCCCCTTCATCATCAACGCCCTCATGACCCGCAGGGACGGCCGTAACGGTGGTCCTGGTGGCGGTGGCTACGCGGGGCTCTCCCTGGCCAACCGTGCGCCTGTCGTGGTTCAGGGCGTGACCTGCTATCCGGGCACCGACGACGGGGGTACGGCCAACACGTCGCCTCAGTACGGTGTGAAGCTCTCGGGGGCCCGTGACGTCCAGTTGGACGGCGCATACCTTCACGCGGCTACTGCGGGCCTCTATGACGACGGGACCAACGACCGAGTGACGGTGGGCAACAACATCACGACTGTTGCCGGCAACAACTTCAGCGAGGCTCGCATCCCATCGCAGCTCTACGCACTCAGCTCCAAGACGGCGTATGCGACCAAGGGCGTTTACGCGCCTCCTGGTTGGGGCGAGTTCTGGAAGCCGAAGCGGGATGCTGCGGCCACTGGTGGCAAGGCTCGCATCCTGGTCGTGGGCGGCTCCGCCTCCCAGGGCTACTACGCGAGCAACCTGCACAGTGGTGGTTGGGTCGGCAACGTCCGTCAGGCTCTCCAGGCGAAGTATGGCAATGGCGGTTCGGGCTTCTACAGCTCCTCCAGGTCCGGCACGTACATCTCTGGGGCCGAGGACACTCAGGCCCTCACCTCGTGGCGAAGCGTCGGTTGCGTGATCACGCAGACTGGCTCTTGGACGCTCGGGGGCAGCAACTACGGTCCGGGGTGCACGTACATCTACGCGGACACCACGGGCGCTAGCTCTCAGTTCAAGTTCACCGGGACCACGCTCAAGATCTACACCGTTACCGGTGGCACTCGTGCCGGGTACACGTACAAGATCGACGCTGGTGGAACTGTGGCAGTGCCTCAGGCTTCTGGTGGTGCTACAGACATCGCTGTGACGACCGTTAACGGCCTTTCTGCTGGGGACCACACCGTAACGATTACCTGGAATGGCACCACTTCCGGTGTAGGCCAGTACCTCTCAATCGTCGGTGTGAGTGGTGAGAATGTCTCGGGCATTGTCGTGGACAACCTTGCTAAGGCTGGCGCTAAGGCGTCGACCTTCGGTAATCCCGCTGACACTGCACTGAACGCAGTTTGGAACGGCGGAAAGAACTACCCGGCAGATCTGGTTATTTTCACCGCTGGTCCGAATGACGCTGCGGCGACTCCGCCGACAAGCGGTGACGCGTGGGCTAACTCGGTGGCGAAGTACATTCAGACCGTGAAGAACGCCAACAATGGCGCCACTGACGTGATGTTCGTTCTTCCTCACCTTGGAAAGCACGACACGACCAATTACGTCTACCAGGATTACGCAGTTCGAGCCCGCGGCCTTGCCGAGGCTTACGGCGGCGCGATCCTAGACCTGTGGACCATCGGCCGTACTTCCTGGGACTACTGGAATTCGTTCGGCTACTGGGGTAACCCGGCGGCAGTCGGCACAACCGGAACTGACGGAGTCCACCTCTCCGATACCGGTTATACCCACGTGGCGAGCCACATCACTCCCCTTCTCATGGCCTGACGAACACCTTCAACGGCGGTCCTGGACTTCGGTCCGGGGCCGCCTTTGTGCTGCCCTCCTGGAGTCCCTATGACCCTTTCTAACGTCTTCTCTATCTCGGGGACCTTGGCGGCATTCATTGCGGCTGTCGTGGTTGTCCTCGCAAGTCACAGGACCAGTGCCGCGAAGGTGTGGCGTGAAGAGGCGGAAGCCCAGAAGGAACGGGCTGACCGCCTTGCCGGCGACCTGACTGAGATCAAGAACCGCCTTACTCGGATTGAGCAGGAGAACGCTCGGCTAATCCAGCTTCTTACTTCTCTCGACCCTAACCGTCTCGCAGTAATGCGACTGGCGACGAACCCCACGGAGGACTAATGACGACCCTTTGGATTCCTGGCGCTGAGCGTCTCGGAGACGGCTCCATTGGCGGAGCCATGGACAAGCCGAATGCTCCTGCCCGAGTTGTGTGGCACACCACCGAGTCCGGTGATGGCGACGCTGCGTTTGAGAGCGTCGGAAAGTACCTGATCAGCATTGGCGCAGAGCCTCACATTCTGTATGACCCATCGACTGACCGCATCGGGCAGTTTGGTCCCCTGAATGAGAGTGCGCGAGCCCTCAAGAATGACGGCTCGACGCGTACGAACCGTGTTGGTAAGGCTTGCATTCAGATTGAAGTCCTGGGCCGAGCCTCCAAGACTTTCACGGGCTACTGGAAGCCAGGGAAGAACTTCAAGGCCCTTATGGCTGCGATCCGCTCGTATGGCACCCCTGACGTGTTCCCTATGGGCACCCCTGCCAAGACGTCCAGCGCGTGTAAGCGTGACCGTGACGTATGGCTGTCCAAGGGAGGCCACTACGGTCACAGCAATGTCCCAGGGAATGACCACTGGGACCCTGGCGCCATTTCCACTAGCGCCCTTTTCAAGGCGGCTCCTAAGGCGTCCGCCGATAAGGGTGAGGACAAGCCGACGAGCACGCCTAAGCCTTCGGCTCCCGCCTTCCCCGGTGCCTACTACTTCCGCCCTGGTGCCAAGAACCAGTACGTCACCACGCTGGGCAAGCAGCTCGTGAAGAAGGGTTACGGCACGTTCTACAGGCAGGGTCCAGGCCCTCAGTGGACGGCCGTGGACCGAGCGGCCGTGAAGGCATTCCAGAAGGCCCAGGGATGGACTGGCAGCGATGCGGACGGTTACCCCGGTCCGCAGACCTGGAAGCGCCTTTTTAGCTAATCCCCATTGATGGACGAGGAGTGATGCAGCATTAACGTTATCGTTTCGAAACATTCTGTCCGGGTCTTCGCGGTACTGGCCGCCCTGGTCCCCCTTCTCAAGGTCATTTGGCCCAACCTTCCGTGGGAAGCCCTGGTTGCTTCTGCGGTCGGTCTCCTCGGTGCCGGCGAGGCAGCCCAGCGATACGAGGACATCAAAACTCTGCGAGCCCTTTACGAGGACTCCCCTTTCGCCGCTGAGCTTCGCGGCGAGTCGGCCAAGTAGCCGACACACGAACTAGGTGGAGGGGTCCACCTGGGGTTGAGAGAAACAAAAAAAGCCCCCTCCCGATTGGGAGGGGGCTTTTTTACGTTTAGCTGCCTCAGAACTTGCGATCCAGGTCAATGGTCATGACCGGAGACCACTCCTTGATGGGCAAGGGCTTGACCTTCCCCGCCTTCACTTCAGCCTGTGCCAACCGGTTAGCCTCCTGAGAGTCGTTGGCATCCACGAACACGACTGCCGTGGCGTGCGCATGAAGCGCGACGCGATACCTCTTAGCCACTGCGTTCCCCTTCCAACGAGAAGCGGCCCACCCCCGAAGGGATGGGCCGCACTCAGACGCTAGAGCTGCTCGGTTACTTGTTGGCCGCCGTGTACGCCTCCTTGATGGAAGCAGGGACACGGCCCCGCTCGCTCACCTCGTAGCCGTTGGCCTTGGCCCACTTACGCAGTTCCTCGGCGGACGGCTCACCCGCAGCGCGGACAGGCTTGGACGACGCGCGCCCCCGCTGGCTACCAACCCGACGACCAGCCGTCAGGTACACCGCCAGAGCCTCCCGCAGCTTCGCAGCGTTCTTGTCGCTCAGGTCGATCTCGTAAGTCTTGCCGTCCAGCGCGAACGTCACGCTTTCGTCCGCCTCGCCACCGTCGATGTCGTCGACAAGGAGAACCTGAACCTTCTGAGCCATGGTGTGGCCTTTCTACCTAAGTGCGATTCGTACACGATCGGGCCGCCATCCGTCGTATCCCTACGGAAGTCGTCCCGCTAATTGATCTGCGCCGTAAACTTGGTGCGTGTTACAGCGAGAGTCCCACAGTCCCGCTTTCTGCTCAAGTTCGATTCATTCTCTCCACCTCCCCTCTGACCACTTCCGGCAGAGGGGCTGATAGCGCCCCTGAACCGCCCGGAAAGCCCTGACCTTGGGCATTGCCCTAGGTGACGCGGGATTGCAGCCCAGAGGCTTAGAGGCGTTCACCTTAGACCTCCTCCACGGGCGTGAACTTGTCCGGGGTCCAGTAGCCGACCAGCGCCCCCGTCTCGACGTGATAGACGGGCTTACCCAGGGACGTTCCCGAGCTGGGCTCGTCGTGCTCCTGGTCGTGCTCCTGGTGCTCGTTGTCCTTCGGGGCGACGGACCACCAGACCTGTGCGTTCCAGGCTCCAGAGAACAGCTCGTCTCCGGATTCCAGGGAGCGAATCGAGTAGGACCCACTTCCCACGTGGACGATTTCCGCCCGCTCCCCTTCGGTGGGTTCAGCGGTTCGCTTGCCGCCCTTGCCGCCGAACAGGATGGGCATCGGGGCGTTCACCCTCATGCCGGGGATGTCCTTGAGCGGGCCGTTGGTCCAGTCCCCGGGCTGCGGGGGCTTGGTGCGGTTGAGGGTGCCGTGGTCGAGGAAGAGCGTCGTCCACGTGGACCGTGCTTCGGGGTCCGTGCCTTCCAGCCCCACGCAGACGCGAATGGCGTCCTGCTTGGACCCGTTGCGCGTGCCCTTCATGTACTTGGGCGGGGCCAGGAGGGTTCCCTCCCTGGTGACTTCAGCGCCTCTCGTGTCGACGCCGAAGGCTGTCACGTAGTCCCCGGCCTTGATGCCCTTAACCAGCTTGCCGAGTGCTTCTTTGGGCATGAGTGCTCCTCCTCTTACTGCTCAGCCGAGACAGGCTGAGTCGTCTTCTTCGCTGCCGTCTTCCGGGCAGCCCTCGGCCGTGCCGGCGGAGTAGCCGCGGTGGCCTTCTTCACCGGTGCCGCTGCCTTCTTGGCAGTCGTCTTCTTTCGTGCCGGTGCACGTCGAGCGGGAGCCTTCATGGGCTCGGGCTCGGGTTCCGGGTCGGGCTGACGCTCGACCAACCGGAAGATCGTGGGGTTCTGTCCGGGACGATTGATCCGGGGTTGGTGGGTCTCGATCTCCGGCATCTCGTCAACGATGTTGAGGATCTGAGAGGCCGTGTAGCGAGACGAGAGCGCTCGGTAAAGCTGCGTGCTCGTCATCTCGCCCCCGTGCATGGCGAGCTTCTCGCGGATCTTCACGTCTAGGGGCTGGACCGTACGCGCCCTCTGAACGTTGGTCTGAGCAATGAGTTGCTTCACGGAGGCAATGGAGAACTCGACGAACGCGGTAGCAGCCTCAAGGGCCTTGACGCTTACGAGCGTCTTCCGCTCAGCGGCAGTGAGGATGCACGCGACCCGCATCACCTGTTCGTCTGCCCGCTCGATGAAGCACGAGACTTCCTCGGGCAACTCATCCATGGTGTCTTCGTACTCGGCCCGAAGGTCGTCGTATCGCTCTGCCGCAGCGTCGCTCAGCTCCATCTCGCGGACCTCCTTCCGGGCCCACTCGTAGGCGAGACGGAGAGAGGCACTGACCTTGATCTCAGTCAGCGGGTTGCGCCGGTTCTTCGCCGTCCGGATCAACTTGGACCGCTCGACCATGACGGGAAGAATGCGGTTGTACGAGCCGCCCTGAGCCTCAGCCATGCTGATGTACTTGGCCCACGCTGCGGGTTGGATGTGGGCATGGAATCCCAGGGCGGGAGTGTCAACGGTGACCTCGACTCTTTTACCGTCCTTCTTCGTGACGTTGGACAGTCGGCCCCCATCCCAAGCGGTTCGGAACACACCCGAGTATTTGGGGCAACGGTTCGTGAGCTTGAGCGTGGTCGACCACTCCTCATCCACGATGACCGCTCGCCCGTCCATGCCTCCTTCGGAGGTGAGCGAGTCTTGCTCGGTCTCGTACAAGGTCTGTACGAGGGACGGACCCGAGGAGATGCCTCCCTGTGTCCGCAACCCGAGGAAGTCCCCGATGGAGTCGCCCAACAAAGCCTTCGCGGTTGAGAGCGCGTATCCCTTACGCCCCACTCGCGAACGACCAGCAAGCGCCGTCCAGACCACAGACGGACGGCCGTTGGGCTGCAACACGTTGCCGTTCAGGGCAGCGGAGTACAGGGCCAGGACAGCCGCGTGAACTCCTACCGGATCCGCTTCGGTGTGCGGCATTGCTGCCTTGACTGCCGCTCCGATCGGCCCGTATGCCATGGGCTCATAGCGGCCCTTCTCGTCCATTGCCTTCCCTTCTGTTCGGTTGTGATTGCACGTCCACGCTTGGTGCGTGAGCGCCCATGGAATGGGGCCGGACGTATCCCACCCGGCCCACACCAAAGAGGCTCAAACCTTCACGAGTACAGCAGGGTTGGACCACTCCCACTTGATGTCATGGGGTGCCTGATAGGTGGCCCTCTCGTCGTGCTCGACGAGCACGCGTCCAGCTCCGTCAATTCCCTTCACGGTTCCGGGGATCCCACCCTTCCAACCGAGCGCGTCACCGCCCGTAGAGCCGACCGCTACGCGGAACAGCTCCACTCGGTCCCCCGGGACAACCGTCCGCCCGAAGTGGTCATGACCGGACCTCATGACACCTCCCGCTCGACACACCAGCGGGCAAGCTCGTTCCCCTGGATTGGCCAAGTGGGATCCGCGTTCCAGTCCTTGCCCCAACCGCCCTTCTCGCCCAGTCCCCACTTATTCGGGTAGAGCCACCCCAGAGGAACGAAGGCTTCGGCCTTCACGTCCTCCACGTTGGTCACGAGGGCATCCGCCCAGTGATAGACGGTCGTCGCACCCGCACGATTTCGTGACGGGTACTCGTTCGCCTCACCCCTGAGAAGGATCCGCATTCCGTAGTTGAGGATCACGTCTCCCGCCCTGAGTTCCGACGTGTTGAGGTTGAGCGTTTCCACGTTGCTTTCCATCAGACGAGCACCCCTCTGCGAGCGTTCTGATACGAGCGAGCCGCTTCCGCCACGAGAAGACGAGCGGCTGTCTTGGGGCAGGCGTAGCCGTTAGCCATTACCCCTACGTCCTGACACAGGTCTGCGTACGCAGCCATGCGCGAGCACACGTCTCCCCCGCCGGCAGCAGCTCGGGCACGCGAACGAACGTCCTCGACCACCAGGGGCCACA